CTAGATCAGCGGACCGTTGACTGCCGCTTTCCTGATCCACGGGTCACGCGTCCGGTCCATCGAGATCCGTTCGGGTGGATACACGCGCCGCTGAAACGCGATTACATCGTCAATCGACCCATGGAGCCAAGCGTCATGTTCGTCAGGCCGCAGAATGACCGGCATCCGATCATGCACCGGCGCGATCGCCGCGTTGGCGTCCGTCATCAGCCCTGAATAGACCGGCCCCCATTCGTCGCTGTCGCGCCAGAGGCCCGCCCAGGCGAAGATTGGCTCATCCGACACGCTGAACCAGGTGCGGGTCTTGCTTCCCGCCTGACCCTCCGCCTCTGCAAACTCGGTCACCGGGATCAGGCAACGATTCGCCGGGTGCGGCGCAATGTGTCGCCACATCCAGCTTGTCAGGTCGGCAATGTTGTTCACCGGCTTTGGTTTGATTGGCAGACCGGTGCGCTTGCTTTTCATCGGAAGCGGAAACCCCCAGGTCATCGAGCGGAGAGCTCGCGCGCCTTCGTGTTCGATCACGACCAGCCCCGGCGCTCCCGGGTAAATCTCTTCACCCGAATTGGTCGCAGTGACGCCAGCAGCGCGAAACAGCCCGGCCACCTCGGCCGATGATCTGCGCATGCGGTAGAGATTGCACATCGCCGCGGCCTAGAAATCGATATCGCGCCGCGCCATTTCGGCCGCTAGCGCCTCGGCGCGCGCACCTTCCCCATCCCCTGCCAGCCATTCCTTGACCAGCTCGTCGTCAGTCATGCTCTGCGGTTCGGGCGCATCCATGTCCGGGATCGTGCACCGATCGACAGCGAATGTCGATCCGGGGTCCTGCCTCGGCCGCGATGTCCTGAGTTCGGGTATCAATGCGGTGAAAGGCATGGGCGCTGGATCATGTCGGATGAGGTGGCTACCGGCCCGCGTCGGAGTCGTGCTGATAGACGGACTGTTGAGCTGATACCGCCGCTGCGATCCACTCGGGCAGGGGCGGCTGATTGGGCCGGCGATCGCGGCCGCCGGCGACCGACCAGATCAGCGCCAGCGACAGGCGCGGCCGCGCCCCGCATGCGCGACACACCATGCGCCGTTCAGCGTCGCGCGGGGTCGCGCCCGCGCCCAGCCGATCGATGAAATAGGCCGGACGGCCCACCAGCACGCGCGTGCAATCGCACCGCAGCCCAAGCTCGACCGGGTGTCCGGCCATCTCTTCGAATCGGTGATCACGCCAGTCCATCGGGTACGGAACATGAAGTGAACAAACCCTTAGGTCGAGGGGCACGGACGTTCGCAAGAAGTGAGCCAGATTTCAGCCTCAGGTTGCAAAAATGTAGAGCGGTACTCAACATTTATATTGCAAATGTCGCTGGATGCTGTAGAGTGACACTCATCAACAACGGAGGAAAAGAAATGCAGATCGTGTCGGTTCGGGATAAGCGGGTCAAGGCTCTGGTCGAAGAGCCCAACCGCACCTCGGTCAAGGGGCTCGACAAGATGGAAGTGCGCAAGATCGTTGAAATGATCACCGCGATCCGGGTCATGTCCCACCCGCTCCAGCTGTTGGCGGTCCCCTCGTGGAAGGCGCACGAATTGATCCCCGGTCAGCCCGGGAAGTGGAGCCTCACCGTCACCCGGAACTACCGCCTGACCTTCATGGTCGATCTGGACGAACAGGAAGTCAGCGTCCTCGACTACGAAGATTACCACTGAGGGGAGGGGCGGGGGAGAAATCCCCCGCCTGACCCGGTCGGCAATGTAGAGTGATGCTAAACAATTCGCTTGCAACGTGTAGAGCAAGGCTCTATAAATTGGGCATTGGATAGGAGATCAGTGATGGAGCGGGACAAATCCGCATACAAGATCGAGGTGGCGGCTGACATGATCGTGGATGCATTGCCCCCGATCGAGCAGCACCCCGGGCACTTTATCCGTAACACGCTACTTCCCGAGTATGGCCTGTCGGTGTCGGAAGCGGCGCGGCGAATCGGCGTCGATCGCGCCGGCTTTACCGGCGTCCTGGACGGGAAATATGCCGTCAGCCGTGATTTGGCGTACAAGCTCGGGGCGTTGATGAACGACCAGGTCGCTGATCTGTTGATCGCCTATCAGCATACCTATGATCTCGCCCAGGAGCGCGAGCGTCGCGAAGGCTTCAAGGCCAAGATCGAACGCGTGCAGCCGCTCCAGACACCGGCGGGCTGAACAGTCCCCATTGGGCCGAGCGAAGGGCGTGGTGGCATTCCTCCGGTGCCGCCGCGCCCTTTCTTACTTGGGACGGCCGGGCTCGCTCAATCCTGCCGAACTATCGCGCGACAGTGCTCGTGACGAACGCGCTCGACTTGCTGTCGAACGGGCGAAGGCCGATGGGGCGGCGCGTGGCACTGCATGTATCCACCGCCGACGCGTAAGCCAGAAGCGGCTGGATGGCACCGATCCGGGCTTCACACTTGAAGCCACAGCTGTCACTGTTCAACGAACTTTTCGCTGCGCCTTCACTTTCGGCGCGCCTGCGAATGCTGCGTCAATTTTCTCTTGTGTGTGTCGAATCGCAGCCGCCATCAACCGGGCATGGCGCTGTGATCGATAAACGGAAGCGTCCTGCGGCATCAGGACATCGAGACTGCAGCTCAAATCCATATGTCAGGCCTCCTTCTTCGAATTTTGCTCGCGCATACGGTCGAAATATCGGTTGTTCAACTCACTCGGAAAATAGTGTTTCCGCTTGACCCATACGAATCCGTCCCCCTGCGATATGACCGCGCAATCGATCGGTCCACCGACGGTCTCAACACCCCGCGATACGCGGCGCTTTATTGAGGTGAGGTTAACGAGCGCCTCTGCCATTCGGGCCAACTCCGACTTCGGCATGAACTCAACCATATCCTCGATCTCGCGGCGTGACTGTTCGCGCAGGGCCTCAAAAGCTTCGACCTGCAGCCCCTCAAGTACGGCTTGCTCAGCCTCCTGAATGTCCGTGACCATCGCCTCTCGATCGTCCTCGGACATGACGAGGCCTTCCATTGTCCGCTCTCGGATTCGTGGCAGCGCAGATTTCACAAAATCGGTGATCTCATGCTGGATCTGGTCATCCAAACCGTAAAGAAAGCGCTCGACCATCTCCTTCTGCGCGAAGGGTATTACCTTCGCGCGTATCCCTGACCTGCGAATGTCTACCTCGTTCGTCTGATAAACGCGAAGTTGTCCATTGACGCAGCCGAACATCTCAAACGAAACCAGGGTCGGGAAAATTTCTGATGACCCAAAGCCCGCGAAGACGATCCCGGTATGAACCGATGCAAGGACCCTCCGCCCAAGTACGGATTCGGCCAACGAATAAAGTACCGCGCGAAGATTGGCGCCTATTCCCGGCCAATTCTGGTCAATCACCCCATTGATCGTATCAGCTAAGGCAGGGTCTTCGACAAATTCGCCTATAGCGATTGTTTCGGGGAAGGTGTTAATAAGGCGACTAAGCGCCAGCGCCTCTTCAAGAAGAACGACATCTCTGAGATTGGCGGCGTTCATCATATCCTCGGGGTCTGCCCCCGGACCAAAAAGACGCTGCTGAAATGTTCTATCAGCGCGCCGCTGAAGCAGGACAAGGACAGGCGTCAACGCGCCTTCGACAGAACGGCGACGAACCTCAGGTGAGGAGCTCTGGGCGAATTCATGGAGATAAGAGAGAAAGCTTTGCGCGGCATCGCTCACCTTCTCAAAGCGCGGGCAGCTTGTTCGGTATCGTTTGATTAATACAGGGAGTGGCGCGTCAAGAAAATGCATGTCGCTGTTTATCATGACGCCTATCGCGTCTGACCGTGAAAGTTCGAAAAGCTTGTCTTCGGAATCGAAGACCTTTTGCTGGTCCGCACCTACAGAAATTGTAACGGCACTATCTGCCGCTAGCGCAATTGCGGTTTTGTTTAGGATCGCAATCTCAGCTGTCACATGTCCGCCCTTCAGATCAGGGTGGGCAAGGGAACACAGTGAGGAAGGCGAAGCAATAGTTTCCTACTGGTTTGGACCAGGATCGAACCAATCCTTCTCAAAACAGGCCGCGCGTACGCCTACCGCCGCCCCGCCTTGCTCAGCTCCGCATCGACCCGCATCCACCACGGGCTGAAATCGTCCCGATGCCACGCGCGCCAGCTCGCTACTTCGGCGATGGCTGCGTGGCATTGCCCGTAGTTGGACACGATAGCCGCGGCGACTCCAGGCATGCCAACGCCGGAAGGGGCGCCGAGGTCGACACCGGCGGCGGGGGTGGCAGGGGGAGCGATCCCGACAGCTGCGTAGTTGTGGAGCATGCCGAAGCCGACAGACACGTCAGCAAGAGCAACCCGGGGCGGATCGATCGCTTTGCCGGCGCCGGCAAATGGATCCGCGGCGGGGCACCGAACGGTTGCTTCGACATAGCGGGGGACCTCCTTCAGGATCGTGTTGGTGACAGTGCGAATTTCGGCCTGGCGCCGGGCGAGCTGCGCGCGGCGCGCTTCGCCCAGCCGCTGCGCCTCGGCCGTCAGCCGCGCGGCCGCCTTGACGACGCGCAGCTCGGCCGCGCGATCGGTGGCAAGATGGGGCTGGTGAACGAAGGCATTGTGGAGCTTCCACCCGCCGGCGAGGCCAAGCGCGAGCAGCACCGCGCCGGCAATCGCGGTCGCCTTCATCGAAACGACATTGGGGATCATGGCTTGGTCTCCTCGACAGGGACAGGCTTCGATGCGGGCTGGTCGATCGTCACCGACTGCGTCGGCGCGGAATCGTTGCCCCGCGAATTTCCGGTGAACAGGAACGCCATCACCAGGCCGATCAGCCCCTGAATGACCACCGCCTGCGAGAGCGATTTGAACAGGTCATTGTCGGCCAGCTCGGGCTTCAGCCACATCATGACGAAGACCATCATAGTCAGGGCAAAGGATCCGCCGCCGGCGATCACGCGCGCATGCGCCATCGTGAAGTTTCGCGTGCTCATGCCGCCCGCCGCTTCGCATAGGCAGCGGCCAGCTTCTCGTCATAGCGGTTCGCGCGATACGCCGAACCGTTATAACCCCGCGCGAATGCCGCCCAGTCGCCGCGCTGCAGCGCGCCTTTCAGGCCGCGGTTCTCGACGAACAGGATGAACGCGGCGAGCTGGTCGCCCTCGGTCTGCGACTGCCGCCAGGCGAAGGCCCAGGGCGACGGCGCCCCGCACACGGCATAATTCTCGCCCAGGATCTGGAAGCCGCCATAGCTGGCACTCGCGAACCCGGCATCGACGTCCAGCGCCACAGCGTCGAGCAGCTGGTTCCAGCGCCCCTGCTGGCTGACCGGATACAGCTTCTTGTTCCACGCCCGCGACGAAATGCGCGGGTGCGACGCATCGAACCGGTGCCCGGTCGCACGGCTGAAGCGGTGCGGCTCGAACAGGATCGTCGGTCGCCCGTCGATGAACGGGCTCGCTGCCGCTTCGACGTCCCACACCGTCCAGATCTTCGCCGGATCGACGCCCAGCGTGGCGGCCGCCTCGGCAATGTCCTGATCGGTCAATGCATAGTCGGGGCCATCGGTCAGCGCCTTCAGCACTCCCGCGCGCGTCGCGGGGCCATAGACCCCATCGATCGCGCCGGAATAGCAGCCAAGCGCCGCCAGGCGCCGCTGCAGCGTCGCTACGTCCATCTGTCTGTCCTTTCGGTTGTCGCGTATCTTTGCGCCGAGCTGGCGCGCCTATCCTGCAGCGGCCGCCGCGATGGCTTCGCCGACGTGAGCTGTGCTGGCGGAGCGCTGCCCTTCTGTCCTCAACGCGCTCAGTTCTGCGTGCCGGGCCTCCGCCAACCTCAACCGCCGTTCTTCCAGACCCTCGGTTCGGCGCCGGGCGCGAACCTCTTCGACGTGCTTAAGGATCTCCAGCGCGCTCTCCGGGCGGAAGCGGATGCCGGTGGCGACCGCCTCCCAGCTCATCAACTCGTTCGAAAGGCTGTGACGCAGTTCCGAAAGCTGGCGATCGCAGAACTCGCGCTCTGCCTTTTGCTCAGCCCGCAGCGCCCGGCATTCCTCTTCCACGCGCAGCACGCGTGCCTCCCACTGCGCATTGGAATGAAGCGCCATGTCGTCAGTTTGCTTGCGCGACGCCGATCTGAAGCCGAGCCAACGGTCCCAAGCGCGAACCGCAAGTCCTCCCACGCCCCCGGCACCCAGAAGGCCCAACAAAACTTGCAGCCAAAAGGGTGCGCCCTCGATCATAGCTGTACCTCGCCTATTTGGGAGTGTGTTGTTTCGCTTCCGGCATGATGTGCGGAATAACGATCCATTTCGGATGCGATCCGAGCAGATTTGTTCTTCACGAATTAGCCTGATAGCGTAGTGGCTATGTTCGCGATGTTCCAAAGACTCTGGTCAGCCGCGCTGAGCGCATTTCGCGAAATGGTCGCTGACCGCAGAGCATACTTTCAGCGTCGAAAGGCTTATCCCAACGGCGGGATCTGCTGGGATTGTGGCGAAGCGGCACCGCCGGGCCGCACCGAATGCGACGCGTGCTGGGACGAACGGGTCAACTGGTAGGTCAGGGCATCCCGGCGACATCGTACGCGGCAGGATCGTTGAAATATCGCCCCCCAGCGGCATGCGCCTTGGTCCACTCCGCCAGCTCGCGCTCGAGCATCTGCTGAGGTGACAGCGCCTTTGCCGGGTCGGCGTTGGTCAGCAGCGTCCCGAAGTGAAGCCGTTCGAACACGAAGCTCTGCGACTTGTTGTCGTGAGTCGCGTTCCCCGAGACGTTGCCGGCCGACACGAACAGCTGTCCCACCGCCTGCAGGGCCTGGGCGACGAAGCGGGCGGTGACGAAGTGCAGCGCCGGCTCGCCGACCGGCTGCACTCCCGGGGTGTCATAGCGGAACAGCCCCTCATCATTGCCGGTGTTGTTGTAGCCGGTGCTGCCAGCGGGCGACATGCCCATGATCTTGCGATAGGTCGACCCGGCAACGTTGAGGCCGCGATACATGAAGGGCTGGGCGGCATCGTCGCTGCCGGTGTCGACGCCGGCGCGCAGGGTGCGCGTCCAGAGTGCGGCGAAGAAGATATCCTTCGTCGGGACCGCCGCATAGGTTTCGACCCGGCTGTTGGCATAGGCGACGATGTTGGCGGGCGCATTGATCTTGGCCCAGACGTTGGTGTTGGCGTTCACCCGGCTGACCGTGAACTGAAGGGCGCCGGCGGCGGTGCGATCGGTGCGCGATCGCGTGGCCTGTCCCCAGGCGGTTCCCTGGGTCAGCGTGGCGCGCAGCGCCGCCGCGTCATTCGCGGTCAGGCCGAGGAGGCGCGCCGCCGGGCGGAAGGCGTGATTGCGGAAGGCGTAGCCCGCGGTGGGGACTGCGCCGGGGGCAAGATCGGACAGGCTGTGTCCGGGTTCGATCAGCAGCAGCGACCCGTCATGAATCGCGGGGTCGTCATGGTAAGCGGGAAAGCTGGTGCCGAGCGGCGCGCCGCCGATGTCGATGCCAAGGGTCACAGGAGCATTCCTTTCGGGATCATGTGGGTGTCGCGCAGGCGCAGGGCCAGCGCGCGGTTGGTGGGCGCGTTGAAGTGGATTTGACCGTCATAGGTGAGGGAGGGCGGGGTCACCTGATCCGCAATCGCCGCATCGTCCGCGGCGGTGCGAACGATGCCCGTCATCGCGAAGGCGCCGGTCGGACCGAGATCCCACAGCCAGGCATTCAGGTCGAAGGTGCTGTCGGGATGATTGGCCAGTTTCCAGTCATTGTGCGCCTTCATCGCGTTGCGCGCGGTTTGGTCCGGTGCGCTCAGCCCCTCATAGGAAGCGCCGGCGGTGGGCCAGTAGGGATCGGTGATCAGGATGAACTGGCGACTGTGCGTCTTGATCGAGCCGATCAGCGCGGTTTCGAACACGCCGACCGCCGCGCCCAAAGGGCGATTGCGCAGGTTCCAGATGACGAAGATGCGATCGTCGAGGTCGCCCATATCGACGATGAAGGGCGTGTCGTTCGGCACCGCCAGCGGCGCCGTTCCGCCGACCTGGGCGATCGAATAGACATTCGCCGCAAAGGTCAGGACGCAGGGTTGCCCGAGCACCGTGCCACGCAGCGGCATCAGATAGGGGTTGAGCCCCGGCGCCAGCGGCCCGGCGAGGTTGGCGGGCAGCGGGCTGGCGAGATCCGCGTCGGGCGTGATCCGGGTCAGGGTGACGGGCGCGGCCGCAGGGATCGACCCGCCGGTGACGCGGATCAGCACCGGCTCCGCGCCGTTGAGCGCCGCGATTCCGACGGCGGTCGCGCCGAAATTGCCGCGATTGACGATGTCCCACCCGGTGCCGAGCAGGGCCTGCATTTCGGCGGGCAAGCTGCCGATCACGCCGGCGCGCGGATTGACCGGGTTCGGCTGAATTCCGATCGGCCCCTGGTTCAGGCTGTGCCCGATGAAGACCATGCGCTTGCCTGGCGTCGCCGCCTTGGGCGTTCCGCCATGTGCGACCCACATGCGCCCGCTGTGCGGCGCGCGCTTCGTCGTATCGACGAAGAACACGTCATCCCCCGCCATGCGGGGCGACGCGGCATTGCCGACCGTGGCGGGGCTGGTGATCATCGTCGCGACGCCGGTGGCGCGATCGATGCGCTTGAGCTGCTGCGATCCGTTCGACGCGATCACCACCTCGACATCGACCGTCGCGCCGACCGCGAGCGGGTCGACGGCGAGTGCGCGGGCGGTGTCGCCCTTGAACGGGCCGTGCCAGTGATGGCCGTCAAAGTGCAGCGCGAGCCGGCTCCCCAGGCCGTCGGCATCCGGCACGGTCAGGCCGAAGCGGTAGCCGCTTTCGCGCGTGAACAGGTCGGAGAAGACGCGCTGACGGAGATCGGCATTGAAGTCGGTGAGGCGCACCGAACCGGCGGGCAGCTCGAGTCCGCCATAGAAGCGATGGACGTCGTCCATCCCGAACCCGTAGATGATCCGGCGCCCGAGATTGTCCGGGTCGGCTACCGTGACTACCGATCGGTAGCCGCTTTCCGGAGGGATGCGGAACGCGAAGCTGAAGGCCGCAGCGGCTTCTTCAGCCCGGTCGGCTTGGATCGAGGCATTCGCTGGTACCGCCAGCAGGTCCGTGAGACTGGCGGCGATATCCGCAATAGCAGTCGATTGCGGTGCCAATTGTTCAATGTCTTCGGATCGAGCGGCGACTGCAATGAAGTCCGGATCTTCGAGCAGCCCCTCCGCCCATTCGCGCGAAGACTTCGTGCCCTCTCCGCCGGGAGCTTCGCCCTCCGCCCACCGTTGTGCAAGCAGGGCAGCGGCCTGAGCTGCTTCGACCAGCCCGGTCAGATCGTTCAGCAGGAGATCACTGTACCAGCGCCAATAATCAGGATCTTCGCCGCCATCGGTCCAGACATAGACGCCCGCGTTGGGCGTGTCGGCAGGGTCCGGCGCACCGTGCGTTCCGCTATCACTCTCGTCGACCAGCGCGGTGTCGCCAAACTGCAAGTCGTCCGTCGGGGCGGCAATCAGAGCGGCGCGCGTCATGTAGATCCGGCTGTTGACGCTGCCGAGGATGGCAATGGCCCGCGCGAGGCTAGGACGCATCGTTGTGCCACCGTCGGGGAGGGTGACCGGATACCAGCCGTCACCCTCCGGTCCCCCGTCTGCCGGGCCGCCGAGAATGTTCAGCATTTGCTCGCGGGTCGGACCGTAAAGCCCGATCAGCTGATTGAGAGTCGCAAGGGCGGTGGTGAGATCGCTCATATCAGCGCACCACGATCGCGCCGGCCACGACCTTGTGAGTCGAGTCGAGATACAGATCTTCGGCGAGGGTCCCACTGGGAATCGGCAGCGGCTCAGCGCCCAAAACCGCCGCCGTGGCCGCGATGTTCTCAGCCGCCCCCTCGGTCACCTGGATAATGTTGCCGTCATCGTCATAGATCACTGCGCGTGCCATCTGTTCACTCCGTTGCGGGGTAGCCTTTGAGCCGCATCTGGCGGGTGGTGACCGTCACGCTGTCGGCTGCGCGCCAGCGCGCGGTCGCCGTATGAGTGCCGGCCGAGACCGTGGCGCTGCCCGCCATCGGGATGCTGTCCTGGGTTCGGCCGCCGTTGACGGCGAACACGACGATGCCATTGATCAGGAGCTCGAACGCCCAGTTCTGGTCGCCGGATGAGAAGCTCTGGCGGGCGAGGAAGTCCGCCTCGATCACTCCAGGCTTCGGCATGACGATGCTGCACTCAAGTGCAGTCTGCCACGCGGCGCCGCTGCCGACACCGATCAGAGTCGCTGTCGCCGTCGATCGAACGGGGATGACCGCGGTGTTGACCTTCAGCGTGTCGACCTCGACCGCCTCGGCCTTCATCTTGCCCTCGGCCGTGTCGAAGTAGATCAGCGGGACTGCGGTCACCGGGTGAATGAACTGGATCACGTCAGCGACGAATTTCAGGATGCTGCCGCCTGCGCCCGCAAGCCCCTCGATCCCGACGATCGACGTCGGCTGGCCATCTTCGTCAACCTGCGCGCGCAACAGGAAGCGAGCATAGCCCTCGTCGCCATCGGTAAAGGCTTCGAGCAGCTGCTCGACGCTGGCATCGACGTTGCCCAGCCGTGCCTGCACGATCGTGACGATCGCCGCGAGCGCCATGCGGGCACTGGCCTCGCGCCGGAAGCGCGTCCGGACGTCCGCGCCGTCTTCGCCGTACATCAGCTCGCGATCGCGGATCCGCGCGATTTCGCCCTGTGCGGTAGCAACCAGCGAACCCAGCTGCACCGCCTCGGCGTCTGCGAGAACTTCCTCGGCTGGAAGACCGCCCTCGACGGTGCCGGTGTGCGGGTCGAGCGTACCACCAATGATCCAGCCATCCGGCGCACCGGGCGTGGCACCAGGGGCTTCAGGGCGGAGGTCATCGATCGGCGTACCGTCTTCGTAACGCGGCGGAATATAGGGGGGTGGGGGAGGTGCAGTCGAGAGTCCCTCGACCGATAGCGAGAGCGAGCCGACCGATTGGCCAAGGTCGATCGTGAAATCTTTGAAGAAGCCATAGATCTTGAGGGTCTCAAGATCTTCGTCTCCGATCCACAGTACCGGCCGGGCGCGGACCGCAGCGATCCTGTTTGCGACAACGTCGAGAGCATCGGCGCGGAATAGCGCGCGAGCACTCATTCGCTTCGCCCAAGCACGCTCGACAATCGAGGGATCGCCGAATTCGTCCACCTCTTTCCGGCTGAAGTCCGTGATGGCCGCGGTCGGCGCCGCCTCGGTGAGGCCGAGGGCCTTCAGCGACCCCACGAGTAGAGTCCCGATCGCGACCGGACCTGTGCCCGACAAGCTGATCCGAACTCGACCGGTGACGACAGGCAGATCGAGGAAGGTGACCGCGCCGTCTACGACCGCTTTTGTCGTGTCATATCCGCTCGCTTCGACGCGCACACTCGTCCCGACTACGTCGAGCAGCGCGACCGCGTTGGACGAGATGGCATGAACCTCCACCTCAATTGCTCCGGCGGCGGCGCTCGCGCTTCCCAAAGCCTGGTCGAACATAGCCCAGCGATTTGTCGGTCCGACCTCGAACCAGTGCCCGCTCGCGGACTCAGGGTCGTTGCCGAGATTGTTGGCCGCAGCGCTTTCGTAAACGCGATGGGTTGCAGCCTTGATGACCCGCTCGCCCTGAGGGTAAGCGGTCACGCTCGACCATTCGGCGTGATCGTTCTCGGCCAAGCTGCTGCTGATCAGCTCAGCATCCCCAACCACCATCGGATCCAGCATTTTCAGGGTCGATGACGATCCAGCAGGCGCCGGGTCCTCTCCGGAATCCGGCACCAGCTCTGTCTGCGCCAGCCCTTCCACGGTCAGCGTGCAGTAGCTTAGCGGGGGAATCGCCAGATCGATCTGGAAGTCTTTGTAAAAGCCGTCGAAGTTCAGCCATTCGAAGCGTTCGTCGGCCTCCCAACGTGCCACCGATGCACGAAGGCCTGCGAGCAGCCTTTGGACCGCGTCGACCTGCTCGGTAGGCATCGCGATGCGCACAGACATGCGTCGAGCGAAGCTGCGCGCGACCACCGACGTCACGCCAAAGTTGTCGGTCGTTCGGCGGCTGAAATCGACGATTCCGATTGTCGGGTTCGCCTGGATCGTTCCGATCTCATGCGCAACCGAGTCAATGATAACCCTCATGCTGCGACCCGCGTCGAAATCGCATCCCCGCCGCTCTCTGCAGTCACGTTCTCGAGCGACCGTTTGATCGCGCCAGTGTTGCTGGCGGTGGCAGCGTGGCCAGCATTGTTCTCGGCCCGCATCCCAGCGACCTCCTCACGGAGGACGGCCAGTTCATCGCTCAGGCTGACCGTATCCTGTCCGGTCGCAACCACCTGCGCGACGCCAGCCGCATCGGCCAGGTCGGCATTTGCGGCTCCAGGCGTTGCCGGGGTGGCGCCGTTGATGCTGGCAAACAACTGCTCGAGCGTCGCTGCGGTTTGCGCCCGGATCCGATCCAGCTCCTGACGGCTGGTTGCCTGCTGCTCTGCGGCGCGCAGAAGGGCTTGGGACAGCCCGGGCAGCGAGCGCGCGGCATCGATGTCACCGGCCTGGGCGGCGGCAACCGCGGCATTGAACTGTCCCTGCGCAGAAGCGAAGCCGCCCGCACTCTCCGTGCCGGTCAGGGCTCGGATCCGGTTCACCTCGTCCATGATGCTATCGCCGACACTGGCCCACGCGTCGCGCAGCTGCTCGGCAGCGCGTGCGGCTTCCTGCGCGTCTTCCAACGCCCAGATTTGCTGCTGCAGCGCTCGGTTGCTCGGGTCCAGCAAGGCGAGGTCGCGCGCGCGCAGCGCGGCCGTGTTGCCCTGCAGCTCGAGGAGGCGACGCTCCAGATCGACCCGCTCGGATAGCACCTCGCTCGCCGACTGGTGCAATGCCGCAAACGCCGGTGCCAGCGCCATCAGTGCGGCATACATTTCGCGACCCGCCTCGGTAGTCAGATCGAGACCGAGCACAGCCTGCTTGAACTGCTCCATCGTGGTAATCTGCGACATGCCCAGCCGGGCCAGCTCGGCGCTGACCGCTGCCTGCACCGGGGCAAGGCGCTCTTGCTCGGTCAGGAATTTCTCGGCGAAGAATGTGGTGCGCTCGACGAAATCCTCCATCGTTCCGAACAGCTGGATCAGCGCGTCGCGGGCCTGGACGCTCTCGAGACCGACCGCGCCGAACGTCCGCCCGATCGAGGCAAGAGCCGTGTCGACCACCTGGTACTGGCGCGAGACGCGCATGAACGTCTCGAACGCACCTTCCCCGATCTGCTGCATCGCCGCGATCTGGGGATACAGCGCGGCTGCCATCTCGTCGCCCACTCGGGAGAAGATCGCATTCAGCTGCTGCTCGATTTCGTCGCCTGTCATTCCGGCGAACGACACCCGGCCGATATTGACCTGGAAGCTGTCGAGAAGGGCCTGCGCTCCAGCAATGCCCAGCTGGTCGGCACCCTCGATCAGGCCAGCGCGCAGGCTGGCGATCACATCGACGATCGCGGCGGTGATATCGCCGTCCAGCGCGCCGGTGGTGGTCTGATAGGTTGTGCGGGTGCCGCCGCCGATGCCCAGAAAGCCGCTGGTACGACGGACCTGCTGGACGATCTGATAGGTCGAACCGGTGATGCCCTGCGCTACGATATCCCCCACGGTGCGCGCGGCAAGGTCGATGCCGGCATCGTAGAGCGACCGCGTCGTGCTGCTGCTGAACAGCCCCAGGAACCCGGCACTGCCCGACTGCCCGATGTTGAGGCCTGACGTGTCGAACATGCTCCCGCTGACCGTGATCTGGCGGGCGATGACGCCCGAGAGATTGCCGATCCCGCTCTCGATCGCCTTCAGTGCGCGGAGCATCTGGTTGCTGTACTCGAGATTGCTGTTGGAATTGCTGGCCATGATCTCCAGCGAATTGGCGATGCTGTTCGACTGCGCGCGGGTATCACCCAGCACCGTGCCGGTGCCCGCGGCCGCCTGAAGATCGTCAGCAGTCGGCGGGACGTAACCGGAACTGCCTCGGCCACCACCGAAGCCCAGACCGGCCATCACTGCGAGCATTGCTGCCACGACGGGGAAGGCAAACGGGCCGAGCGATGCGAACATTTTCGAAGCGCCGGCTGCGACATTGACCGCGGTGTTCGCCAGCTGCACGAGCGCGAACGCCTTTTCAGCGGCGGCCATAGCCTGGTAACCGGCGCTGCCTTCCGCAAAGAACTGCTTGGCCGATCCAGCCAACGCACCATAGGACTGGATCTGGAGGTCCTTTGCTTCGGAATCGGCCTGCGCCTGGGTTTTCGTGCCCGCCAGCACCTCGGCGTCCAGTTCCTTGCGCCGCGCCGCGTAGACCGTGAATACGTCGAGAACGTCCGCGATCGCGTCCCCCACCTTGCCGAACGCCTGTGCCAAGGCCGAACCGGCGGCGCGCGACGCGTCGACCAGCTGCTGAACTTCGTCGCGAATCTGCTTGATCCGCTCGACTTCTTTCTCCGCAGCTTCATCCCCATCGATCAGTTCGCTCTTCACGCGATAATATTCGCGCCAGCGCTCGATCGCGGTGGTCAGTCCTGCGTCCATGTTTGCTGCGATGAAGGCATTTCGCTCAAGCGCGAGCGCGGCGCGGTCGCGCGCGGCGCCTACCAGGCCCTGCAGGGCAAGCTCGTCCTGCAGCGGCTTCATGACGTTGTTCTGGAAATCGCTTGCCGATTGTGCGGAATAGGCATCCTCGCGCACCGCAGCAGCTTCGCGGATAGCCTGCTTCAGGGCATCTGTAGGGGCTTTGGCGATCGCCAACGCATCCGCGTGAAGGCGCAGTTCCTTTGTGCTCAAGCCGACTTTGGCCGCTTCGTCGAGCTGCGCCAGCGCATATTCCCGCGCGGCTTCGGCCGCCTTTAGCGCTGCCTTTTCCTCGTCGGACAAGCGTTCGGCGCGCGGGCTTCGGCCCCGGGTTTCCCGACGATCGTCGAGAATCCCCTGGACCGCCTTGCGGACGCGGTCCTGGTTGGCCCCGAGGATGTTGTTGTAGATCCGTTCAGCGAGCGCTTCCACCTGCGCTACGCCGCGGGAGAAGCCGCTCGAGAAGGCTTGTCCGACCGCCTCGCCGCCAGCGGCGGCCTGACCGGCCCACTGGTTCGAAATGGATCCGATAGTCCCGACGGACAGACGGCCGAGCTGAGCGAACTCCGGCAGCACCTTGTTGGCCTGCTCGATCACCCAATTCATGCCAGCGACGCTTTTCTGCACCAAGGCGTTGATCGCCGTCACCGCCGCGTTGACCGCCTGAACGAAAACGTCGCCCAGGGCCCCCGGCATGCGGTTCCACGTCGCGATGATCGCGTCATAGGCGCCGACAAAGAAACCGTAGATGGCCGCAATCTCTCGACCGGTTCCGCGGACCAATTCCTGCATGCGCGCGATGACCGCGTCTTTGACCTCGCCGAAGGTATCGGCGATGCCCGTCGCTTCATCGAACGTGCGCCACAAGCCGCGGAAGACGTCGCCCACGCTAAGCCCGGTGTCGCCCAACTTTTCCAGCTCGGCTTTTGTCAACCCTGCAGACTTGGCGTAGGCGGCCATGCCAGAATCGTCAGCTACGCTCTTTTTCAGGTCACCGAACCCTACCGCGACAAACGCGGCCGCGGCGCCCAGCGCCCACAGCACGGGATTTGCAGCGGCTGCGAGGAGGACGCTCTTGGTCATCGACGCGAACGCGCCGGCGACCCCGCGCACGCCGATCCCGGCCTGGCTCATGATCCCCTGAATCTGGGTTCCCTGCTGCATGACGGCCATCAGGCCCATCTTGAGGGGATCGGAACTGCCGGCCGCAGCCGCCATTTGCAGACCGAGGTCCTGGAACTGGAAAGCAAGGTTCTGCATGTGGTGCCCGGCGATCTTCCCGGTCCCCCCGACGCCGCTGATCGCGCCGTTGGCGCGTTCGTGCTGGGCGGTTACGTCGCGCAGTCGCGCGGTGAGCACCTCTTGCTGGCGCGCATACTCGGCGGGCGCCGTTGCGCCAGCCAGGTAGAGCCGAGTGGATTCCTCGATCTCCGCGTTCAAGCGGCTGGTCGCTGCATAGAGCGGGTCGGTGGCCAGCCGGATCCGCTCTGCCGCCGCCGCGTTGCTCTGCTGTGCCGCATACGAAGCCTGCAGCTCTGCCGCCAGCTGTGCGTGCTCGCGTGCCAGCCGTTCCGTCGCGGCCGCGGCGGCGTTCTTCGAGGCGGCTTCGGCGTCTGCTTCCCGCGCTGCCAGCGCGGAGAACGTCGCGCCGGCATCGGTCGCCCTCGCTCGGTCCGTTCCCATCGTACGATCCAGCGCAGCTTGAAGCCGATTGCGTTCAAGCAACTGGGCATTGACCATCGCGACCGCGCGCGCCTCCGCTGCAGCGGCATCCTCTGCTGCGTTGGCTTTGGCAATAGCGGCCTGGCGTGCGGCAAAAGCCTCTTTTGCCCACAACTCCGACTCCTGCTCGCGGATCCGGCGCGCCAGGTCGGAGTTCCCAGTGCGCTCGGCGGCGAGGGCAGCTTCCTCGGCACGCATCTGCCTCAGCTCTGCCTTGGTCTTGCCGAACGCGTCGATCTCGCGCTCGAGTTGACGAACCAGACGCTCGCCTGCGCGTTCGGCGCGGGCCTTGTCGCGGATGACGTTCTGCATCTCGCGGGTCGTTGCGTTTCCGAAGGTTGTGACAGCGGCGGTCGCGCCGCCGAGATTGATCATCCCTGCGGTGGCGCGCTCGATTGAGCTCGCTTCTTTCACGATCTTCGCCTCAGTCGAGTCCATGGCGGTCTCGAGCTGGCGCAGCATTTCGAACGACCCGCCGGCATCGATCGCAAAGCCGACGCCCAAGCCGGGCGAATCATCGTCCATGCCGAACCTCCATGGAGAAGGGCCGCCCAAGCGGACGGCCCTGTGCGTTCTTGGGCTAAGCGTTTCCCGCCGGACTGAGCCGGTCAGGCCTTGGCTTGTTGGGGGGGGGCAGCGGCGCGAATTACAGACGCGCGCGCCGTCATACTTCATCCATCGGACTGCCACGCGCATGCGGACAAGCGCGCATGATAGGTCCACGCCGCGCTCGGTGGAGCACCAGGCTGCGGTTCGGCTGCCCTTTCCAGACCCGACCGACCAGCACCGGAGTGGCGGGCCATTGACCTCGATATGGCCAAAGCGGCCCACGCCTGTGGGCTTGCCGACAAGCCGAACCAGAGCATCTCGAGCAGCCTGGCCGCCTGCTGCGGGGCAGGGGTGCTGCGGTAAGCAGCGATCGTCGATTTCGCGCGTCGCGATACCAGCGAGGCGCACCTTCGGGCCTTCCTTGCACCAGATCGGACCGTCGCCGTCCCACACCGCGACCGGTGTGCAGACGAAAGCCTGCCCGGCAGCAATGCTCAGTGCAAAGACCAATCCCATGGAGGAGGTCAGGCCGCCTTTGCGATCGCGCTTTCGATCCGCTGACGCATCAGGTTGATTTCCGAACCGTTCTGAGACGCAAACGCCTGAGCCTCTCCGGACGATGTGACCAAAAACAGGCTATATGTCGTCACTGAATGGCGCTTCGACCATGATCGAAGCCCAAAGAGGGCAGCGATGATCGCGAGGAAGATCGATACCCCTTTGGCCTCACCGGCAATAGCTGCGAACAGAAGGACTGCCGCAAGAACCCAAAGTAGGGGATAGGCTGATGACCCCTTCTTGGTGAGTCCGCGGATCTCGACCGAGTTGATCTTGTTGATGGCATAGCTTTTGCCACCTACCCGAACGAAGTGGTCGTCAATCACGACGTCAGCGAATTGCGTCATCGGTTCCCCCATTGCCGGGGAATGCTATCACTCGCGTCAGCCCAATACCATCCGCAACCGCGCCTCTTCGATTGCCCGCTCGCGTTCCGTCACCGGCGCGCGCCACGGCGGCGGACAGGTCTCGTCTTCGGCCTTTCGGCTCATCGCGACATAGGCAACCGACAGTCGCCGGATCAGACGCGCGGTCCAGGCGGGTAGAACGACTCCGGTTGCCGCCTGCCATGCGACAATCTCCTGCCACGCGATCGGACCGGCCCCCATCCCGGCCGCGCTGACCAAACCGATCTCGGTCAGCCAGCCAATGATGTGCGGCGCGGGATTTGGGGGCATCGCTGGAGTGATGCCGTCGCGCTTCAACTGCTCGAGCCGAGACAGCTTCGGCGCTGAGTCCGCCCGCCTGGCCCGCTTGGAGCCGGCGGGCGGCTTCGGCACGGCGCCCAGCCACGCCATTTGCTCGACGACGAGCGTCAGTTCGGCGGCGAAGCGACCTTGAAGTTTCCCCAGTCACGAACCGCCTTCAGGACCTGGGCCGTGATGAAGCCGAGCGACTTGTCGGCATAGAATGCGCGGAACATCTCCGCGCCTGCGGCCGTGCCGGCGGGCGGATAGGTGAAGTTCTCGAAGCTGACCGTGATCGCGGCCAGGTCTTCTGCCTGCTCTGCGTCACGCTGCTCCGGAGATGCAACGGCGACCTTGCCGTCATTGTCCTGCATGCGCTTGACTGCGCGGTTGGTCTGACGGGCCTCGACCTCGGCATACTGGGCCGATCCGGGGCCATAGACCACGATCTGCACAGGTTTGCGGGCATCGCCCTCGCCGAAATACATGTGATTGCCTTCAGCATCCTTGAGATGAATCGCGGCGGTCGCTGCGACGGCTTTGGTGGTGATATCGAGCATGTGAACTTACCTCTCTCGCGGGTGCATCGACCCGTCTCCGCCCGCGAGAGCACGGGACGGGCCGATGCGAGTTGACCGGCCGGTTGGCCGGAAATGGATGACGGGTTAAGTGGCGTCGACCTTGACGATGGCCGTGTCGATCTCGATCGTCGGGTTGGCCATCAGGATCGTGTCGGCGCCGTCGACCATCTCCGGGTAACCGAAGACGCGCCCCTGCCAGTAGCGCACGTCGCCGTTCGGATAGGTGGCCTTGAACGCATAGAGCGCATGGTTGTCCGGCGCCGACGCGGTGCGCAGCAAGGTCTGGCCAGCATCGGCCTTGTCGTGCGCCATGGAGGGCTGCAGCGAGCCGTAATCGGTGCTGCCCTTGTGCTTCTGCTTGGCGCCTTTCAGCGGCTGGAACTCGACCTTGTTGGTGACCGCGCCGATCGACCCGATCTTCTCGATCCCGCCGATCTCGGTGTAGGTCAGCGCCGAATAGCCCGCTTCGGTCTGCGTTGCCGGGATGCCGGCGGAAATAGCGAGCGCCGTGCCCGCCACAGTGGTGGAACCCATCGTCTTTCTCCTTTTGGGCGAGCCGGCCGAGCCGGCGGGTGTTCAACCGCCCACCGGGCGGCCGAATGCTTTCACGCCTTGGGGGCGGCCTTCGCAGGCGCCTTCGCCGCGGCGGCGGTGGTGTTGGCAGGGGGAGTGCGCACGGGGGCGCCGTCCTCTGCGGCCTTCATGTCGGCTTCGGTGGGCTCGCGCACGAGCCCGGCTGCGACGTAGTTGCCGTATTCCCCTTCGCCGATCTTCTCGATCGAACCCGCCGCGTAGCGCGCGGTGGTGCCTGCGTCGGTGAAGCTGCTGATGATGAATGCGCTCTTCTTGCTCATGGTCATTCCTCAGGTTGGGGCGTCGAACGACACCCGGAAATCCTGCGCCTGTTCAAAGCTTTCGCCGGGCCCGAGAACATCGGGGCCGGTGCCCGCGGTCTGGATCGATACGTCCGTCACTCCCGCGATCGCGCCGACCCACCCGCGCAGACGTGCCCGAACCAGCTTGAGCACCGCGATCTGCTCGGCGTAGTTCGTGGCGCGCACCGTGACACTGACGCGCGCGACCGTTCGAGTTCGGGCGCCCTTGCGCAGCGGCTGGCGCTCAGTAACGCTGATGGTGCGCACCAGCAGGGCTGGCAGGGCAATGCCATCCGGCAGTTTCGCTGCCCTGATCCGATCGCTCGGGACTACGGCGTTCAGCGGCGCATCGGTGGTCAGCAGCGCGCCGACAATCGCGTTCCCGTCCATTTACTCGCTCCCCGGATCGCCCGAGCCGCCCAGCGTCAGCCGCGCCACCCGGCTCGTGATGTATCCCTGGGCAGCCGCGATCGCTTCATCCTGGCGCAGGTCCAGCGCGGGCCGCAGGAACGGGTAGGGGCGCGCGCCTGGGTGCCAGACCGTCGCCCCGACGAACTGGCCAGCAATCACCAGCGACCCGCTCTTCTGCAGCGTGTTGATCCGGCTAACGCTCATCCCCTGGCGCTGGCTGTCGTCCACGCTGATGAAGTGGCCGTCGGTCCCGTATTCCAGCCAGTTGCCAACAGCATTTGCCCAGCGGCCTTTGACCCCCACCTTGACGATGATCAGCGTGCCGTCGCGCTTCACCCGCGTGACGATCGCATTGCTGACTAGATCGGATTCGCATCGCACTTTCGCCTCGTCGGCGATCACCTTGCCGCCCGCGCGCGCCGCGCCGGGCAGGATCGTCTCGATCAAGGCTGGGGGGACAGCATCGAAATACCGCTTCACCGCGGCTTTCCCCGTCACCTTGGGCATCAGGCCGCGTTCCCGGCCGTGCTGTAGTCCTCGGCCATGAACTCGACGCCATCGCGGTTGCCGAGTTCGGCCGGGCCAGCCGTGATCTGCATGATCCGCGCATTGGAATAGTCGACCGTTCCGTCGACGACCCGGGCGCCGAGCACGAGCCGCATGTCCGGGGTCACATCGCTGCGGTACCGCATGCGGATCCGCGCCGGGCGCGTTGCGACGTTGATTCCTCCCGAGAGCCGCTCGCCGCGGCTGGGGAGCACGTCCTTGACCTCGGCGCGGACCTCCTCGACGAGGATCCACGTCCCGGACCCGGCGCCGGCAAAGCCTGAGTCAGGGACCGGCCGCTCGATGCGGAGCAGGTCGCGCAAGCGGCTGGCGAATGTGAGTTGCGGTTTCATGCCAGCGTCGGGTCGCGAAAACGCTGGAGCAGCGACTTGACCGACGGACCGATCGGATCGACCTCGCCGCCGCGATACTCATAGATCGTCGTGAGCACGAGCAGGATCGCGGTCCGGACCGGCGCCGGCACGGTCTGCTCCGTCCAGCCATGGTCGGAATTCTTGATGTAATCGATCACGATACCGGTGGCATCGTCCGCCTTCTGCGCAAGGTCTGCGGCGACATCGACATTATCCAGCTCGCTTTCCGTGAGCCGCAGCTGGATCCGCGCTGCCATGGTGCTGATCAGGGCCGTCACGACGTCTTGTCCTTGCCGTCCCGGCCTCGCTTGACCGAGAGCTTCCAGCCACTGTCCGTGGTGTCCGGCTTGGCGCTGGTGGTGCGCTGGGCAATCCACAGCGACCCGCCCCACGTCACCGCGTCGCCGGGCTCGTACGCGACCCCCTCGGCATAGACGTCGCGATAGATCACGATCGGCATGTGAAGCTGATGCGAATATTCCTGCCGCCCGTCATTGAACGACAGCGTCAGCGTTCGCTCGCCATCCCATTTCGTGTCGAAATTCTCGAGGCTGAATCCCTCGCGTCCGACGACCCGGCCCAGATCCTGCAACTCGCCATTGCTGAGCGTGATGATCAGGTTCCCGTCCCGATTGATCAGCGCTCCGGCAAGGCCGACGCCCGACTGGCCAGGCTGCCCCGGCGGCGCGGGGGGCAGCGCGGCGACAGCGCGCTCGACGCGCGCGGCCACCATCTGCTCGACGGCTGCCATGTCGACCTCGGCCGGCGGCGCCGGCGGCGGCAGCGCGGCGACGGCGCGCTCGACGCGCTCGGCGACCAGTCGCTCGACCGCTGCCATGTCGACCTCAGCCGGCGGCGCCGGCGGCGGCACTGCGGCGACGGCGCGCTCGACGCGCTCGGCGACCAGTCGCTCGACCGCTGCCATGTCGACCTCAGCCGGCGGCGCCGGCGGCGGCAGCGCGGCGATGGCGCGCTCGACGCGATCGGCCACCAGTCGCTCGATGGCTACCATGTCGACCTCGGCCGGCGGCGCGGGGGGCGGCAGCGCGGCGACGGCGCGCTCGACGCGATCGGCCACCAGTCGCTCGATGGCGGCCATGTCGACCTCGGCCGGCGGCGCGGGGGGCGGCAGCGCGGCGACGGCGCGCTCGACCTGTCCGGCCACCATCTGCTCGACGGCTGCCATGTCGATCTCGGCGGGCGGCGCGGGCGGAGGCAGATCAGCCATCGCGCGCTCGATCCGCTCCGCCACCAGGCGCTCGACGGCGTCCAGGTCCAATGCCGTCGCCGCGCGTGCCTTAAGCTCCGCGACATCGCGCACCTGCGGCGCATTGGCGCGCTCGACCTCCTCGCTGACGATCGCGGCGATCTCTTGGGCGAGCGTCGGGATATCAACCATGGGGAGCCCTTTTTTCGCGGAGCGCGCGGCGCACCGCCGCGCCAAGCGCCAGCGCATCGCGCCGATCATTGTCGTTCGTGGCGGACGGTTCGGGTTCAGGGGGCGGCGGCGCTGGCGCGGGGGGCGGCGCCGCGGGGACCTCGATCGGCATGGCGTCACGGCGCGCCAGCCAGGCGAGGCTATGGTCCTGTTCCTGCAGATAGACGGTGTCGCCGCCATCGACCGGTTTCATGCCCAGCCGCTTGCGCTGCTCGTTGACCGTCAGCTTGCCCTTGGATTTCTCGAGCACGTCCATCTGGGTCGCGCTGTCCATGCGCAGCAGACCCTCCAGGTCGAACTCGGTGCCGAGCGTTTCGCCATCCATGCCCAGCCCCTCGTCCAGGCACAGCTCGATCGCCTCGATCAGCACCTGCAGCGCCTGGCTGTAATATTCGATATTGAGCGACTGGACGTTGTTGTTCGTCGGCATCTGGCCGATGCCGATCTTGTACGGCGGGACGTGATAGGTCGAACAAACCACCTCGGCCGTCCATTTCATCTGCTCGACCAGCTGGGCATCGGTCGCCTTGACCGCCAGCGCCTCGTACTTCAGGCCATCGCCCAGCACGGCGACCTTGCCGGCGTTGCGGCCGGTGAAGTTCTGGTCCCAATATTCCTTCAGCCGCGCGGCGGTCTCTTCGCCGATCTCGCCCGGCGCGGTCAGGATGCCGCCCGGCCGCGCGCCATTCTGAAATAGCTTGGTGCTCGCGGTCTGCATGGCATTGCCCTGCATCGCGGCAATGCCGTTGGCGTAGATCGGCGACAGCCCGATCAGCGGATGGAAAAAGCAGTTGAAGCGGTCGTGAATGATCTCGCTCGCCGGGACGAGCACGCTTTCGGGCAGCCCCGCGAGATTGTCGGTCTGCAGCTGGTAAAAGACCGATCCGTCGCTCGCGACCAGCGGTGTGACCAGATCCGGGTTCAGGACGTACAGGCCGGTCACCACCCGGCGACCATCGCGCCGCTTCAGGACATAGGTGTTGCCGCGGCCAAGCTTCGAAAGCAGCCAGTTCTCAAAGAACTGCATGCGATTCTGAAAATGGTTCGGCTTGCGCAGCACCGGCGAATAGGCGGGATTCTTGGTTTCCACCCAAATGCCGTCGTCCGACTGCGCGACCAACTTGATCCGCAGCTTCGCGATGTCCGAAGCGATCAGCGTCTGGCACGCAAAAACGGCGGGAAAGGCAAAGACCGTGTCCTGCCTCACCTCGACATCCTGTTGCCAGGCGCCCGGATGACTCTCGTGGATCGTATGCCAGCCGCCGGTCCAGCTATGGACCGGTGACAGCGCCTTCTTCAGGCCGGCAAAGCTGATCTCGAGGCCGAAGATCTTCACGCTTCGGAGATCTTCTTGCGAAGGGTCTCGGCATCCCACCCGGCAAAGGGCTTGCGGCCGGTCTTCTGCTTGTACTGCTCACGCAGCGCGACGCGTTCGTCCACCTTGCCCGGATCGGCTGCGCCTGCGCCTGCGCGCGCTGCATCCGCGCTGTCGGCCGCTGCTGGCGCTGGCGCGGGAGTGGGGGTGGGGGCAGGGGCAGGGGCAGGGGCAGGGGCAGGGGCAGGGCTCGGCGTGGGTGCCTGCGGGCTCCCTGCGCCCTCGTCGGGGCGCGCGCGCTTCATGGCGATCAGCAGGCGGCGATCGGCGCGGTTGCGCGGCTCGAATTGATCGCCCGTCTGCATACGGCGATTGGCGTAGACGAACGGCTTTGTCGCGATCAGCATCGGCGATCTCCTTCCGGGAACAAGGCACTGTGTGGATGCGCGGCGGCGGCAGGTTGCGCCCGTCCGGATCCGGCCCTATATTGCTGCGTGAGGTCGAGCATCGGGGCTCCGGGCCCATAACCCGGCTCGGTTCGGACGTCAGCGCCGGGGGCGGCCTCACCCATTTCTCGACATCTGCGACCGGGTTGATCGGCTTTGTCCGTTGGGGCGGGGTCCGAAGACCCCGCCCCTGGGACAGGTCACGCGCCGGTTCAGGGCGTGACGGGGGCCGCGCCATAATCGGCATCGCCGATATACTGCACGGCCGAGGCGCGGCGCTTCGCGAAGTTGAGCGGACGCACAACCTTGATCGCGACCGACTCGGTCTGGAACATCGACACGACGCCGCCATGCGCGGTCGGCGTGTCGCTCTCGCCCGTCGGCGCGCTGTCCATCTCGATCGCGGCCTCGCTCGACAGCGACACCTCGACCCCACGGTCGCCGATCTTGTAGATGTCCGACGGCTTGAGCAGGATCATGTCGCCGACGCCGACATTGCCGCCCCCGTGGATCGGATCGCCCTTCAGCGTGCCGCCGCTGGCGCTGATCCCCGGGAAAGCATCCTGGCCCAGCGCGTTCTGCATCAGGCCGATCGACTTTGCGAGCGACTCGGTCGTCGCATAGTGCAGGCCGGATGCGTTGTTGGCGGCGATGAACGGCGCGTACAGCTGCTTGATGTCGGCGATCAGCCCCTCGGCATCGCTGCCCAGGCTGGTCAGCGCCGTCACCCCGTTCAGGATGCCTGCGGGCGAAACCCCGGCAACCGCTGCGCTGTTGCTGAAGAAGGTGCTGTCGACCTTCTGCGCCGATGCCTCGACCAGCGCGTCGCGGACGAGCATCTCGGCCGCCGGCGAGCTGTCCCGCAGCAGTTCCTTGGAGACGACCGCCAGCGCAGCCACCTTCAACGGGGTCAGCGAGACGTTGAAGAAGTCCGGCTTGCTCGCCGGGATCGACTTCGACTGACCGACCCAATAGGCGGTCGCCGCGCCGTCCTGGCCCTTGATCATGACGTTCGCGGGAATTTCGCGCAGCGGCAGACGATCGAACAGCGTCTGGGCATAGAGATATTCGATGAAGTCGCCGGTGTAGCGCGTGTCCGCGTTCACCAGCTCCGCACCCCATTCGCCCGTGTCGCTGCCGCCGCCGGCGACTGCCGCACGGATGACATTGACCAGCTGCGGGCTGCGATCGCCCCAGCGCTTGCGCGCTTCGCCCAGTGCGAAGCCGACGCCCTCGATGCGGGCCAGCGTCTTCGCGATCACCATGCGGGTGAACATCTGGCCTTCGAAGGCCTCGTCCGCATCGCCCTTGTTGATGATGATCGGGCCCGACCCGCCGCGCGACACGGTGCCTTCGGCGGGGGTGGTGCCGATCACGGGGACGGCCTTGGTGGCGAGCGACTTCTCCATCGCACGCAGGCGCAGGAGGTGCTTGTCGATGGCCTCGATGTCGGCAAGGTTGCCGTCGAACGCCTCTTCCTGTTCGGCGTCCAGGGTCGCGCCTTCGCCGGCGGCCTTGCTCATGATGGTCTCGTTCGCGGCGACAAGCGCGGCGCGCTTGGTCTCGAACGCAGCGATCTGCTCGGCAATGTTCATTGCTCGTCCTTTTCGATTTGTCAGATGGGGCGGGCCCCGGTTGGTCAGGCGCGGGCGCGGATGATCCGGCGCACCACGAAGGGAGCCGCCCGGTCGCGGGCAGGCGCGTCCAGCTTCACGACCCGTGCCGACTTGCCCGACGGGGCAGACGCGGGGGCTTGCGGGATCTGGTATTCGGGGACCCCCTGGGCCTCCCGGTAAATGCGGTCGAAATGCTTGACGGCGGAGATCACCGCCTCGGGGTTGGCCGGAATGGTGACGCCGGACAGCTCCAGCCAGTCCCACTCCTCGAAATCGATCCCGCCATTGTCGAGAAACGACCATTTCAGCGGGTTGAAGCCGATCGACGTGGCGCGGACCAGGCGCAGCTTCAGCGACTGCCACGCCTCGTCCAGCCGGTCCTTCAGCTTGCCGGGCTCGTCCATGCGGGCGATCTCCGCCTTGAACTTGATCCCGCTCGCCTTGATGGTCGCGTCGACCACGTGGCCGACCGGCTGGTCGTGCTGGTGCTGCCACAGGAACGGGATGGGCAGCTGGAACTTGGCGCCCAGCGGGTTGACGCGATCCTGCATGCGGTCCGCGGTCGGGGTCGTCGCGGTTCCTTCGATGACGCGCTTGTCGTCGTCGAACGACTTCACCTCGATGAACGAATATGCACGGTTCAGCATGTTGGCCTCCTCAGCCGACAATCAGCATCTGGTATTTCTTCTCGCCCTCGGCGGCCGGGTTGCGGCTCATCAGCACGACGGCATCGAACCCGGCGATCAGCGGGTCGATCTTCGCCTTGCCGGACACCTGCTTGGTGATCAGCACCGCGTTACCGCGCGGCTCGGCCTTGGCGTTCCCGACGCACCAGGCCATCATTTCCTGCCCGGCGTGCAACAGGGTGCCGTCCTTCAGCTTCCGCTCGGTGCCCCACACGGCGCCCGACAGGCGAAAGCCCTGCGGAATTGCGATCATCTGGTCGGCGGTAAAGCCCCGGCCCGACAGCTCGTCGACCAGCGCCGCGACGCCGGCGGGGTCGAGCCCGATCGCGCCGACCTTGGGAAACAGACCCCTGTCCTTCACCAGCTCCAGCAGGTCGGCAATCTCGACCAAGTCCTGTGTCGGTGACTCGCATTTGACGAGCGTCTTGGCCGCCACGAAATCGCCCAGGCGAGAAGCAATGTCCTTGCGCCGTTCGAACACGTCGAGCTGCGCCCATGCCCGGTTCCACATCAGCCAGATGCGCGGGTCGGCGCGCAGGCGCCCAAGCAGGGCCAGGCCAAGAAGATCGTCGAGGCCGCCGCCATCGATGCCTGCGCAGCAGACCTCGATCAGGTCGAGAAACTGCTCGAGCGTGCCGTCCCACAGCTCCGGCGGTGCCTTGGCCCCCTCCCAGTAATGGGCGCCGATCCAGGCATCGTGGCGCAGGCCGACGCCGATCTCGACATTCAGGTGCTTCGCGTAAAAAACCTGCTTGGTGCCGTCCTCGGCATTGTCGACCTGGCGGAACTCGCTCTCCAGCCATTTCTGACTGACGGACCGACCCAGATTGGGGTTGGTGATGTAGAAATTCTTCGGGTCGAGATGCTCGCCCGCCTCGATCATCTTCTTCGGGAACTCGTAGAGCACCGCGAGGAATTCCGGGTCGTCGATCAGCCCGTCGCGCACATCGCGCGCATAGGCGAGCGTTTCCTTGAACACGCCGGCCGGCGGCTCGTCGGACTGCGTCGTCAGGTAGAGGGTATAGCCCTCCGGTCGCGACACCTGTCCGCCCGATGCCTCGCGCAGCATGGCGTCCGCGCCCGCCTTCTTGCCGAACAGCCACAACTCGTCGACCAGCACCCGGCTGGCCTTCTTGCCCGAAACTGTCGCGCTGTCGGCCGCAACGACCTTGAGCGTCGCCTTCGTGTTCCGGTTGGTGATCAGCCGCAGATGCTCCTGGATATGCAGGAGATCGTTCAGCTCGGGATCGTTCCGGATCATGTCGCAGGCAGGCTTGAAGCTGTTGCCCGCAACCTCGATCGTCGGCGCCAGGATCAGGTTCTCGTCCGACGGGCGCCAGCCGCAGATCAGCTCGGTGAGCATGATGCCGGCGGCGATCGTGCTCTTGGTGTTCTTCTTCGATACCAGCAGCAGGCCCTTGCGGATCTTCTGCTCCCCGGTCTCGGGGTCATAGGCGCCGAAAATCGCCGCAGCGAAGTCCAGCAGCCATTCGTCAGCGGACTCGCCGATCGTCCAGAAATCGTCTGTCGCCGGGTTGATGCCCAGGTCGACGATCTTCAGCGAACAGAACACCGCCATTTTGGCATCGACCGATGCCTGGAACAGCGGCGCAAACGGCACCAGCGACCGGCGCTTGCGGATCCGCGTCTCCCAATCGGGACACGCCGTTGTCCAGCTGGGCACGGGCCTACTTGACCGCCTTCAGCGTCGGCGGGCCCAGTGCAGCGAACCGGCTGGCGCCGCCGACGGCCTTGGCCTTCTCCTGCTGCGCCGCCTTCTTGCCCTGCGGCGCCGACGCTTCGTTGATGCTCTTCAGCGCGAGCGCCAGTGTCTTGAGCGTGTTCGCGCGCGAAGGCAGGCTGAGTGCGCGCAGCATCGCGTCGCGCTTTGCGTCGTCGTCGTCGCCATCCGTCGCGCTGATGATCAGGTCTTCCAGTTCGCCGCGCCGGCTGGTGGTGACGTCCAGTTCATCCAGCATTCGCGACACCAACGACCGGCCATCATCGGCGATCGCGCTGGGGTCGACTGGCGTTTCGGCGACCTTGGCCGGCGGTGGCGGCGGGGATCGCACCGGTTCGGCCCGCGCCTTGGTGCGAACTTTCCGCGTCCAGCCAGCGGCCTTGGCGCGCTTCCGAATAGCCGTGTCCGAAATCTCATGCCGATCAGCTATTTCGCGGATCGAATCCTCGCCGGCCAAGTATTCGGCCTCGATCCGCGGCCAATCGATAGATGATCGCGATTTCGCCAAGGGGACCTCCAACCCCGGCCAAAGTTCGCACCCGCAAACCACCACCAGGAAAAATTCTCTACGTGGCAGCAGGACCGGTCTAGGCCGCGCGGCTGCCGTTGCAGTTGGACCCACCCCCCCCGGGTGTCAGCGCCTCGCTGCTCGCTCTTCGCGCTGCTTGTCCCTGTCGTGGCAAGGCTTGCAGAGCGTCTCGATGTTGTCCTCGTTCCAGAACAGCTGCTCATCGCCGCGGTGCGGCAGCTTGTGGTCGGCCACCAGCTGCGAGGTGTCGGGCTCCATACGGCCGCAGCCTGGTCGCTGGCAGGTGAACAGATCGCGGGTCAGCACTTTCATGCGCAGCTTCTGCCAGCGCGCGGTGCTGTACCATTTGCGCCAGGGCGCGAACGTGGCGCGGTTTGCTTCAGCCGATCTGTTCGGCGCATCCATATAGGCAAGGGCCGGTGGCAATGTGGTCAGCATGCTGGGCAACGTCTTCAGCTTGCCCATCGTGCTCTCCCCGGTCAGCCCCGCACTACCGATCGCAGCTCTGCTGCAAGGTCCTCCACGCGGGCCGCCCGCGCCACTGCGTCCGCCTGAGTGCGCGGCGTCTCCATGAAGTCGAACGCAAGGTCGTGGATATCGCGAGCGATGCGCTCAAGGCGTTGGGCCGGACTGGGAAGGGCAACCTGTGTCACCATCCATGCCCTCCATCAGAGCCTTAAGGCCGGGCGTTCGCGATAGGTGTTGGTTGCAGCGAGCGGATTTGAACCGCTGACCTTCTGGTTATGAGCCAGACGAGCTACCGGGCTGCTCTACGCTGCGGCAAAAATCGGAACGGCTGTCTCATAGACAACCCTGCGGAGTCCCGTGGCCCTCGCGATCTGCGCGGCGCTATCGGTCCTCCAAAGCGGCGCATGGCACATTCGTCCAAGATCGACCGCAGCGCCACTCAGCTTTGATAAGCGCGTTGCTCGCCTTCTACATCAACCGGATTCAGCCGCCAAGCCTCGATTTCCATTGTGATCTTGCCGAACGCGATAACCGCCGACTTGCCCTTGCTCTCCACCACCGTGCCTGAAAGGCTGGCCATGGCCGGAAGGTCAGTAACCTCGACGAGCGACCCAATCCTGAATTGGCGATGGACCGCGCGCAGCGCCTTTCGTCGAGCCTGCTCGCTTTTCATGTTTGCTGCCCGGGCACGGCGACGTTCCTCGCGCGTCTCGTACTGACGTTCGAGCTCCAGCGCCTCTTGCGCCGCGCGCTCGGCCAGCTGCAGTCCAGCGATAGAGCTGGCCCCTACGAGCGGGATCCGATTTCCCCAGCGAAAGACCGAGAATGGAGGGCCAGTGCGAGCAGCGTTGCGGGACTCCACGATCAACTCGGCGACTTGATGGGACTGGGCAAATACGAACGTGGGAAGGATCGGGCTGTCCACCTCACGCTTTTCAGTCGATCCGCGCCGGATCAATTGCTTGGTCGTCCGTACCGGCGTCCACACATCGAACCCCGCTTCGCGCAACGACCGCATGAGCGGCAAGGTGCGACCGCCGCTGGTGCGCAGGATGCACCACATTCCTTCAGAACCTTGCCCCATGCCCGCTCACCGCATCATCCCCATATCCCTTTACGCAGCAGAATCGCTTTGGTTCGCTCCGCCCGGTCGAATTCTGTCGGCGGCCGCGCCGGACAGTCCATGCTTCACCAAGATCGCCTCCATATCGGCCGCAGTGAGTGGATCGGCGGCAAGTTCCGCGCGCCGCAAGTCTGCTTTCTCCGCCGCATCGGCCAGCTTGCGCAGGCGAAACGCGCGCGCCTGCCGTGCGTACATCGGCGGCGCGGTGAACGTGCGCAGTTCGCCCGCCGATCGCGGGAAGAAGCGCCGGCCGGGGACGTTGCAATAGGCCCGGCACGCCGCCTGCAGGATGTCGAGCGGGACGTCGGACAAATGCGACCGCAGCAGCGCCAGGCTAGCCTCCGCCTCATCCGCATGCTCGGTCAGCAGGATCGTGGCAGAACGCAAGCCCATCAGGATCACGTGACGCTCTGCCGAGGTAGACGGCGCCATGGCTGCCTCGTGCAATCGCGCGGCCTCGCGAAGCGCTGGCGCTGCTCCGGCAGGAATGGGCAGGGCGTAACCATGCGGAAAGCTGGCATCCAGCTCGCGCAGGTTAACCCATCCCGGGATCGCCGCCTCCAAGCTGGCGGGCGAGAAGCGGGTCTCGATAGCCTTCGGTTCGGAAAGGGCGATTTCGTTGGCCATTACGCAGGCATCCTTCGATGTAAGCTTTGGGGTCCATCGCCCCTTCGCGCTGGGCCTTCCCCAGCGCCACGATCACGGCTTCGGGGCCATAGGTGCTCTTCCACCTGCCCAGCATCGTCCTTGCCGATCCCTCCGCTACCCCAGCCTCGCCGAGCAGCTTGATCCCGGAATCGAACATCACCTTGACCGGGTCGGCGGCGGGCGCCGCTCCGCCGCCGCCCGATGCGTCAGCATCGGAACTAGAGTCTCCCTTTCTCTCTCCCTCTCCCTCTCCCTTTCTCTTGGAGCCTTCGTCCCGAGGGACATTCGGCGCTGTCCCCGGGGACAGATAGGGGACAGACGCGGGAAAGTTATCGGACAGGAACTGGTCGAAACTGGGGGACGGAAGGTCCGTCGAATTGCGCTGGTTGGCCTTTTTGATCCGGGCGCACTCGGCACGATGGCGCTGCTCGACCTTGCCGCGCCAGGCGGACATGACCGCTTCGGCAACGACCGGGTGGTAGAGCCGCCCATCGGTGCAGCGCACGAACCCGCGCAGCGCATCGGCGCGCCGCTTGCGGAAGGTGCGCAAGTCTCGCCCCAGCCCGCACAGGCGCGCCAGCACGGCTTCGTTGTCCGGAAGCGATCCGGCCGGTTCCTGATGCCATGACGCTGCCCACAGCAGCACGGCATACCAGCAGCCTTCGGGGTGCCCTTCGGCCGCAAGGTCGCTGTCGCGCAAACGGGCGACGTGCAGCGGCATGAAGGGGAAGTCTTGCAGATCCGCATCGGGTGGCGTCAGCGGTGCGATATCGGACGTCAAGTGCGCCTCCCCAGCGTGAAGGGCAGCCGGAATCCGAGAGGCAGAACCCAAAGATGATACATGTCAGCCGCATCGACCAATTCGGACGCGGGCGGTTGAACCTCAATCGCGGTACGCCCGGGTCCGAACAGTTCGTCCTTGATCCGCTGCATGTCCCGCCACGGTGGCTCGAGGCTTGATGCGGTGCGAATGGCCAAATGCTGGACCTCTCCCCATTCGGTCGACACCGGACGCACCAGCACGACGTAGAGGTTGTTCTTGAACAGCTCGCGCATCTCCGCGCACCAGCCGTCGAGGATCGCGCCGGGGATGCCGCATGGCAAAGCCGTCCGCTCCCATTCGCCCCAAAGGCCGCTCTTGATCGCGCGCTGCTCAAGCCGCACCGCGTGCCGCCGCTGAACGCGGGTTCCTGCGCCATGCATCGTCATGCTTCGCTCACCTTTGGAAGTGCGATCGGCATGCACTGCCCGGTCGCGATGTTGAGGAAGCCGCCGGCGTGTCTGATCGATCCCCGGCCGAGCAGCTCGAACAGCAGGGCAAGGGCGTGGCTGGCGATCACGCGGTTGATGAACAGCGATTGCCGCTCCAGCGCCTCCTGAACCGAGCATGAGGGAGCGTCGTCCTCGACCAGGCTTTCGTCGGCCAGTTCCGGGAAGGCTTCGAGCACCGTCTGGAGCCGAGCTGCGCGGTCTGCGGCAGTCCCAGCCGGACAGCCGATGATGAACTGCCCGTCGGTCGCGCGGTTGCCCAGGTCGAGCCAATAGCGCGGGCGGCGATAGGACTCGGCATCGGCGATCGCCGCGCCGATCGCGCGCCGCGCTGCTGCGCTGTCGACACAGGTGATCACCATGTCGCGGCCATCGACGCTCGCCGCGTCAGGCGCGCGGCCGTGCACCGCGGTCCAGTTCAGCCCGTGCGCGATGTTGATCCGCTCGACCAACGTCCGTGCCTTGGTGTTGCCGATGTCACAGCGGTAAAAGGGCTGTCGGCCCAGATTGGCCACTGTGACGATATCGTCATCCACCACGGTCACCTGCAGCGAACGCGACGAGATCTCGCGCAACGCCACGTCGAGGCTGGCGAGCCCCATAAGCATCTGCGCGCCGTTGCTACCGCAGCCGACCAGCAGGACGCTGATCGCGCGCGATTCGAACGCGGCGGGAAGGAAGTGGCGCTTCTCCACATCACCCTGCATGGCCGTCTCCGGAAAAGGGGCTGCGCGGCATGGGCAGGAACATTCCGCCCGCGCACATGCGCGCGATGAGCTCGACGCCGTTAGGTTGTCCCAGCCGCCCGGCCACCACCGCGATCTTCGTCGCGTGCATGTCGTCGGCATCGTCGGTGGCGCTGAAGAAGGCCGGGCCGCGCCCATGGCTGTGCAGATCACACACCACGTGCCATTCACCCTCCGGCGCGGGCGGGCTATAGACCAGCCGCGACGGCGTCGCCTCAAGGATCTTCGGATAGCTGATCCGGAAGCTGCGGTCGGACGCATTCCACAACACGAACGCGGCCGCCTCGTTCGGGAGCTGACGCAGGAAGTGCGCGAGGATCTGGTCGAGCAGGTCGCCGGGGATGAGGCCACACCGCAGCGCGGCGCGCGGCCTGCCCACGCTTCCATATGGGACATGCGCGGGCAGGGCATCGCTCAGCAGGGCGTCGACCTCGAGCCATGGGCGGCGCAGGATCAGCATCACACCGTCCTTGCCGACTGCCAGTCCATGCCCGCTATGGGCATTGCGCAGCGCATCGATCGCCGGCGAAGCGCCAAACGGCGGAACGGCGTAACACGGCACTGCGGACAGGACGGACGCCGCGGTCTGGTCGCTGGCAAGGCTCACCATGTCTGCAGCCCTCCTGCGATGATGTCGCCGACCGTGACGGGCGCTGCTGCCTTCGGCTTCTTCCCACCGCTGCGCCGGCCCGCCGATGCTTCGAATGGCCTCAGACGCTTGACGGGGAACCGGCGCGCCTGGCGCGCGGCGAGGTCGTCCCACAGGTGCACCAGCCCGCCCTTGCCAGTCAGCGTTCGCTCCTGGCCGGGGTTGAGGTGCGTAGACCAGCTGTCGAACACGGCATCCTCAAACTCGGGGATCGCCGAAGTGCTCAGCGTCTTCGGCCGGGCGACATTTCCCCAGCACAGCGTGCCATTGATGAAGATGTTGAGGATCGGGGAGAACAGCAGCACCGTGTCAGCGGTAGGCCGCTTGCTCTCCGGCAGGGCAAAGACGCCGAGCGCGCTGCGCGTCGCTACGAACAGGTGCGCGGGATAGGGCACGGTTACACAGGTTCGATCGCCCAGGCGCTTCAGTCCGTCGGGAGGGCTGGACAGGTTGAAATAGGCCGGGCGCACCTGCTCCGGTACCCACCAGGCGACCATGTCCGGGTGCGACACGATCACGTTCTCCGGCAGGATCTCAGGCGCGACATTGCGCTCCAGCGCCTCGGCCCACTGGCGCAGGTGCGCGCGGGTCAGCGGCGTTCCGGCGCCGATCACCGGCGCGCCATCGACCATCTCCACAGGGTGGATGCTGGCGAAGGCGTTCACCCCCTTGCGCGGCGCACTCAGGGCGGTGGTGCCGCCGGAATAGAGCAGGATGGCGCTGCTCAGCACCAGCCCACCCGGCGTCGCTTCGAACTGGGTTGAATGATTCACGCGTGGCCCTCCCGCTGCATCGGGTCGAAGTTGATCAGGTCCTGCGCGGCGAGCAGCACGTCGATGCCAAGGCGAAAGGACGCGAACCAGCCCTCGATGCCGTCTGCATCGGGCAGCTCCAACAGCCCGGCGACGTTGGTGAAGCCCATCTCCATGCCATGCCGCCCGATCTCATCGAGCTCGCGCGCGAACTGGTCGTGGGGAACAAGGGTCAGCGGCGGAAGGTGCGAGGCTTCTTCGAGCTCGGGAAAATACTCGGTGGACCGGTGAAAGTCTTCGACCAGCCACGCGGTGCGCGCGGCGCGGTGCGCATCGAACGCGGCGCGCAGGCGACGCAGCCGGTCGGCCAGCCCCTTCGGCATGCGCTTGAGGGCCTCCGGCTGCGCGGTCATGTAATCCGGCCGCTTGGCGTTCATGGTGGACGGAAGCATTGCCTCCGCCTCGTCGGCCTCGACGCCAAGGCAGTCGACCAGATAGGCCAGTGCTTCCTCGTCGGTCGTCGCGCCTTCCCAATAGTGCATGGAGAACTCTTCGAGCATGTCGGCGTAGTTGAAGAGCTTCAGGACGCTTCCCAGCGTCCCCTCCAGCGCCTGGTAAGCGGCAGCGCGCCAGCCGACGGGCGCAACCGGCCCGGCCAGCGCGTCGGAGAGCACATTGGTCTTCTCGATCCAGCCGAGGTCGACCTGACCGACATCGTCGCAGAGAATGGCAAGCGCCGGGTGCAGGTGCTCGTCCCCCATCAACACCACGACGCGCAGGTTGCTGAGCTTCAGGGGTTCCAGCACCTGCCTGACTGCGCGATCGAATGCCCGCTCGATATGGCGCAGCGCCTCAACGCAGGTCAGCGCGCCCATATTCTGGTCGCGGGCCGCCACCCAGCGGCCGATCATCCGATGATGCGCACCGAGGGGTGCATCGAACTCCGTCGGGACATCGCGCCCGATCGCAACGCCGCGTCCTGCGAGCGGCGCCGGCAGTCGATCAGCCGAGTGGGGCGAGGGCAACGCCGGGCGGCGGCTGGAGCGGCTCGCCGCGCGTTGCCGGCGTGCAGATCCGGGCGTGGATGTCCTGGTCGCGAGGGCTGCAGACCGGGTGCGCTGTGATGGGGGTGTCGCCATCATCTTGTTCGATCCATTCGATAAGGGTCTTGCGGGGGGCGGGCGGGATCACCGGGCGCGACGGACGCGCCATGGTCAGCCCTTGGTGCCGACCGCGCGGCGATACTCGGTGACGTGCACGCCATTGCTGACGCCGACATCGACCGCCTCGGCGTTCAGGATCGCGGGGTAGAGGGTCGCATGATAGGCGCGCAGCTGCTGCGGATCGGCGGCAAGGTGCGGCGGCACGGGAAGGTCCATGCCGTCATAGCGATAGGTGCGGGTGAGCTGTTCGATCTTCATGGTTTTTCCTTGCGTTGCTCAGCCCCAGAGGCTGGCGGGCTCGTTGGCGACCGGAGCTGCGGGCGCGGGCTGCGGCGGATTGGCGTTCGGTCCGACCGGGTTTCCCTTTGCGTCGGTCACGGGGCTGAACTTGGGGTCCGCTGACGCCTTGGCAGGCTCAGCCTTCTTCCCGGCCGCGGGCTTGGCGGCGGCGGTCTTGGCGTGCTGGGTCGCAGCGAGCTGCTCGGCGATCTGGTCAGCCAGCGACTTGCGCTCGGCGAGCATCTGGCCGAGCGCTCCTGCGTCGCCCTTGGCCAGTTCCGCGTCGATCTCCGCCGCGGTCGCCGTGATCGCGATCGGGCGCACCTCCGCGGCCTTGGGGTCGTGCTTTGCCCCGGGTGCCTTGCGCGGCATGATCGTGACTGTCACGACGCCGTCCGCGCCGGCGGTCAGGTCGAGGCCGAGCGAATAGCGCTCGAGCATGGGCAGCAGGCTGGTGATCAGCATGGTGGTCAGTCCTTTTTGGTAGAGGTCGGGGCGGGGCCGTAGGTGCCGTCGAGCGTCATCGCGCTGGGCAGTCGCCCGGCCCATTCGAAGCCGGTGGCGTTCAGCATGCCGTCGATGATGCCGTCCCTGGGGGCCTTGAGCAGCTGGGCGAATGCCTTCGCGCCCATATGATCGACCAGCCCGCATTCCTGCGCGATGCCCTTCAGCTCGGCGGCGTTGAAATGCTCCAGGAACGGGCGGTCGACCTGCCAGGAGTCGCGCAGATCGATCTCGAATGCACGCGCGAGATCCGCCACAAAGGCGAAGTTGCGCACGTCCTTTGCATAGGCCGCACCGATCGCCGCCAACGCATCGACCGCAACCTGGTCGGGCAGGGCGCGGATCGCGCCGATCTTCGCACCGAATGTCATCGTGGAGAACGGACCTCCGATCAGCGCATCCGCCCGGCCGGTGAGCGTGTCCGGCTTGATCTGGGCGATCGTGCCAGTCATCCCTGCGATCAGGATCGCCGCCTGCGCGTGCCCGGCATTGCCAGCCAGATCGCGGGCGAGCGCGGTCCGCCATGCCGCTTCCCGCAATGGCGCAGCGCGCACGGCAAGCGTCTTCGCGGTCACCTGAGCGGCGGGGGCAGCCACAATAGCAGCAGGGGCGCCCCGCTGGTCCGGCGATGAACCAGCGGAGCGATCCGGGGTACTCGGCTCGACGGTCGCATCCGCATCGCCGCGGGTGGTCTGGTCGGAACTCGCCGCTCCGGAATTGGGTTCAGCTGCCTGCTTTGCCTTGAGCGCCGCCGCGTCGGCCGCTTCGGTCTTCAGCTGGAAGCAGCCGGGATTGGTGCAGTGGCCGTCCTCGACATGCGTGTCGAACAGCGCGCGCTGGGATGCTGAGTTGAACGGGCAGGTCGTGCACTCGGTCTTGTCGAACAGCGCCGCGCCCAGGCTCTGCGTCACGCGCATCAGCAGTTCGCGCGTCTTCCCCACGTCGAGGGCGAAGGCGAGGATGTTCTCAAGCGCCTTGTCCTGCTTGTCGGCGGGCACGGCTGCCAGCAGCTCGGCATGGCCGACCTTGATCCGCCGCTCGTCCAGCGCGGACTTCACCGCGGCGGACAGGTTGGCGAGCGCCAGGCGTCGATCGAGCTTCGCGGGTGACCAGCCGAGCCGCCGCGAAGCTTCGGCGCGATCGCCGCCGCAAGCGGCCAGCACCCGCACTGCCGCGTCTGCCTGCTCGGTTTCCGAGGCGTCCTCGCGAACGTCGTTCTCGTCGATCGCCGCCTCCAGTGCCTCCTGGTCGGTCAGGTCGCGCACGACCACCGGAATGGAGCCTTCGGGGCCGAAAGCCTCCAGCGCCGCGCGGAACCGCCGGCCGCCGGCCACGATCTTGAACTCTGCGGTGTCGACGATCGGCCGGACCAGCACCGGCTGCAGCATGCCGCGCAGCTTGAGCGAGGCGACGAGGTCGGCATGCTTGGCCGGGTCGAAATAGCGGCGCGGGTTGTCACCCTCGCGCAGCCGGGCAAGGGGCAGGGTGGTCGGCGAGGACTGATTATTCTCAGGAACCATGTTTGGTCTCCAGCGTGGACGTGTTCATCCGGTCGCGAAGGTTGGCGATGAAATCGCGGTGCTCAGCTTCAAGCCCGTTGGCAGCGAGCTCATGGGCACGCGCATGCGCGCGCAGATGCACGCTCAGACCGAGAGTCGAGAGCGCCGCGGAACCGTCGGCTGCATCGGCCTCGCGGCGATACGCGTCCGACAATGCGCGCAGCATCCTGATCTGGGCGTTCATCAGCCCATTCCCAGCGCAGCGCGGTACGTTTCGAGCAGCGCGTCCTGCTCGTCGAGCTGGTGCTTCTCCATCTTCCGCAGGCGGATGACGGTGCGCATGATCTTGGCGTCAAACCCGGTCGCCTTGGCCTCGCCATAGACGTCCTTGATGTCCTCGCTGATGCCCTTTTTCTCTTCCTCGAGCCGCTCGATGCGCTCGATGAGCAGGCGCAGCTGCTCGGCGGAAATGCTGTCGCTCATGGTCTTCTCCGATTGTGCGCGCTGGGCCCCGACGGGGCTCGGTGCGCTGGGTTCAGGGGTGGGGGCAGGCGCAACCAGCTGGGCCCGCACGGACGCGGCGCTGGCGGCGGCAAGATCGGTGATCAGGACGGAGCGCGCGCCGATGTGGTTGGGCACGCTGAGGATGCCCTCGCTCTGCATCCGCTCGATCAGCCGGCTCGCGCTGTTGTAACCCAGCCGCATTTGCCGCTGGAGCCACGAGGTCGACGCCTTCTGATGCGTGACGACCAGGGCGAGCGCGTCCTGATAGAGCGCTTCGGCATTCACTGCTTCGGACATGGTTCCTCCATCGGAAGGTCGTGCTGCGGATCGGGATTGGCCTTGACCCATGCGGCCAGGCTCGCATGCGCCTGCTCGAGCTGCAGGGCGGCGGCGGCGACCTCCCTCTGTGCGGCGACATGCTTGGAGGTCGCCCGCGCGAGGCGGCGCCGGGCGAAGCCGACCAGCTCCTCCAGACGAAGGCGCGCGGGGCTCGGTTCGACAGGATCGATCATCCAACCCTCCGCCATGAATCCGGCTGCCAGCCGCGATCGGCGGCGCGCTTGACGATCGCCACGCTGTCCATCGTCGCGCTACCACGGCGCCAGTAGCGGCCGCGCGGGTTGAGCCGACCGTCCGGGTCGCAACGCAGCACTGCATATTCGTCGCGCAGCTCGGCCGGGCACCACGCTAGGCGCTGCGCACGCAGCTTCTGCCCCACACCCACTGAGGCAGCCTTGCGGCGCTCTTGGGCCTCGGGCGACGCGCGGTACGCAGCCTGAACGCGACGCCCTTGCTCACGCAGATATTCCTGCCAAGCCGGATCATCCTTGCGCGCCTGATGCCGTGCCTTGTTCTCTGCGCTTTTCTTCGCGCGATACTCTGGTCGCTGGTGGGCGAGCCGCAGTGCGGCGAGACGCCGCGCCTCGCGCGCCGGATCATTCCTCGCGGCGCGGTTGGCGCAGGCGCGACAACGCCCGCCCTTGCTCTGCACCGAAATCGTCGCCGGGCAATCGCTGCAGACGCGCGCGGTCATGCCGGCACCTGTGCGTCGAACTTGCCGATCTCATTGCCCCATGCGTCCCAGCCGTCGCGGCGCTGGCGCGCGAAAAGCTCGACGAAGCGCATCGCGCGCGGCACCAGCCGCTCGCACAGCGCATACTGATCGTCGGGCTTGCGGCTGTGCCCGCGCGCCTCAGCATCAATCACGGCGAGATCCTCGGTCTCGATGATGTTGCGCACGTTGTTGGCGGTGACGGGGCTACCGAGCGCACCGATCAGAAACGGCTCGCTCGCACTGCGCAGGACATAGCCAGTGCCGAACGCAGACTTCCCGTGCCGCGTACGCTTGTGCCAGGCGCCGCCGGTGACATAGCGGAAGCCCCAGTCGCCCATCAGCGCGATCGATTCCCGCAACGTCGGCCAGCAGGCCCACATGAACAGGATCGTGTCGCCGCGGCCCAGCTGCGACACGGGCATGGCCGCCAGTTCACCCCACGTCATCGTATCATACTGGGCTTGCGGGCTCTTCTCCTCGCCCCCGGCACCCCAGGTCTCGAACCGGGTTGCAGGGTCTGCAAGGATCAGGTCGTAGGAAAGCGGCGCGAGGGCGCCGAATGGCCAATCCGCCATCAGTGCCTCCGAAACGTGATGGAGATGTCGGACTGCCAGCACAGCGCGCAGGTGGCACAACAGTCCGTCGCCCCGGTCTGCGCCGGGCAGACGACGCCGATCGCACCCGCGTCGCGGATCACCGACGCGCGGCGCGGGTCTTCCCGCCCCGATACGCGGATGGCGAACCGGTCCCAATTGGCGTCGGCCAGCTCGCGCACGGCTTCCCCGATCGCGTCGGTCCTGGCGGTGAAGCCGAACACGTGCAGGGCAGGAAACGCAGCCAGCGCGCGCATCCAGAGGGCTACATAGGTCAGGCTATAGAAGTCGCCGAGCACATGGAGGCGGACGAGGAACCCGCGCGGATGCGCAGCCTGCAGCGCGGCGAGCTCATCCCACAGCGCTGCTTCGAGCGCGGCGCCTGCGACGATCCGCTCGGCCGCTTGCATCCCGTTGCCGTAGCAGATGCCCCAGGCGGAACAGCTACGCTCACAGGTCGCCCGCTCCTCCAGCGTGAGCGTGAAGATCGGTGCGTCCTTCAGGCGCCCTTTCTGCACCGTTTTTCCGATCTTTCGGCTCTGGTGCCCATCCTTCAGGATGCGCTCGACCTCGTCTGGATCGAACACGCGGGAAGGGAACATTGTCCGACCGGAGCGATAGGCAGGATGCAGCGACGACAGCACAACACCGCGGCCGGCGGGCTTGATGGTCGGGAACCTGCGGAGTGCGCTGGCGGCCGTCATGCCTTCGGCCTCAGCGAGCAGAACCGGCTGTTACAGCCAGACGCTTCCTTGTGCTCGACCTGCCTCTCGCACTGCTCGCACCAGCGCTTGCCGTCGTAGCGGGGAACATGGGCGATCCGCGCGGTTACTGGTGCCGGCGTGACGGGCTTCGGAACTGTCACCGATGCTGCTGCACGCGACATACCGTTGGCGCGCGCCCACGCGTCCTGCATCACCTTCGCGCTCGCTGTGCCGAAGTTCAGGAGCGGATTGTCGGCCTTGGCGCGCATGATGTCAGCGCGCCAGTTCACCTGCTTGCGCATGGAGAGCATGGTCAGAAAACGATCGAACCGCGCCGGTTCGATTGCTTTCCCGCTCCGCATCTCGTCACCGCAAACGACCGCGATGCCGGGGAACAGGGTGCCCGCATATTGCAACACCTGGCCCTCGAAGCCCTGTGACAGTGCGCGCAGGGCGGTGCTGGTGACCTGCTCGCCCTTCTGGCGCCAAGCCGCTTCGATCCCGCCGATGTTCGACACCATTCCCGGCTTCCAGGCGGTGTGGTTGTTGTGCGGAGCGACGCTCAGCCCGGCCGCCGTCAGCGCGCTCATGATGGCCACTGCTGTGGGGTCCTCGCTGGCGATCGCAGCCTTGAACAGATCGAGCTTGGTCAGCGGGCGGCGCTGCTGGTTCAGGTGCACGAAGCTCGCCGCCTCGTCTGCCGCGTTGGCATAGGCGACGATCACGCACGGCAGCTGCGGGATGTCGCCGCGCAGCTTTGCGGCTTCCAGCCGGTGCTGGCCATCGATGACGAACAGCGATCCATCGTCACGACGGCTGACCACCAGCGGCTGGCACAGGTCCCAGTTCCAGAACTGCGCAATGCGACGGATCAGGGCCTGACTGTCGCTCGCCTCGATCGACCGCTGATAGCTCGGATCGACGGCCAACTCGGCGGGAAGCACGAACTGAAGTGTCGGCATGCGGCCGAGTGGCGGGTTGACCTTCAGGCGCGAGGTTGCAGGGCGGCTCATGCGTGCATCTCCGCCAGCGCAGCGCGGCCGCGGCACACGCGGCTCTTGATGGTGCCGATCGCCACGCCAAACTCATCGGCGGCGTCCTCGTATGATCCGGACAGCGCGACCGAGAGAACGGCCGAAGCCTGCTGCGAGGGAATGCGGTTGAGGGATCGCTGCAGGGTTGCGAGTTCGACCGCGAACTCCTGTGCCGCCGGCATGGCAACCTCGAACCCTTCGATATCTGCGATGTAGCCGCCGTCCCAGCGCTTGCGGCGCTGTTCGGAGATGAACAGGTTGCGGACGATCATTGCCATCCAGGCCTGCAGGTTCGAGCCAGCGATGAAACCATCGCGAGCACGCCATGCATTCGCCACCGCCTGGCTCGCGAGATCCTCGGCGCGGTCCGCGTCGCGGCACAGCCGCTTGGCGTAACGGACCAGCTGCGCGCGGTGCCGCATGAGGGCGGCGCCAAAGGCCGCATCGGCTGCAATCGCGGCCCGGGTCATGCTCCTGCTCCCGCGCGGCGGGTCGCGCAGATCAGCTTGGCGCCGACCATCGTGCCCGATTCCTTGAAGGTGCCCGGCTCGATATCGCCGACGCTCGCGCCGATCTCCTTCAGCCAGCTGCGGAATTCGATGCTGGTCCGATCCTCGGCGAAGAATGCGTGCGTCCCCATGATCGCCACGAGCTCACCGCCGGCGCGCAGCAGCGACCAAGCGTGCCGCACGTGCGCGACGTCCTTCCCAGACGAGAAGGGCGGGTTCATCAGCACCACATCGATGGGTGGGAGCGTCGTTGGAGCCCAGAGCAGAAAATCAGCATGGAAGACGAACAGGGCGCCAGCCGCACCATCGGATGCTCGCGCAGCGCAAAGCTCCCGATCGATTTCGACGGCCGAGACGATCGCCCCGGCCGCGACCGCCGCGCGCACGATCGCACCGCCCCCGGCCGACGGCTCGAGCACATGCTGCCCGGTCCGCACGCCGGCCAGCCGCACCATCCGCTCGGCAAGGTCGTCAGGCGTGAAGAACTGCTCCAGCGTCTTCTTGCGGTCGATGGCGATGCCGCTGTCCAGCGCCGCGGCGAGCTCGTCACCGATCGGCTTGGCGAACAGGTGACCCCGGGCGCGACGGTCCCATTTGCCACCCAGCGCCTTCAGCGCCTTGTCGACTTGGGTGTACACGTCGCGCTCCAGCTGCCCCTCGGGCAGCCGCAGGATCGAGCCCTCGACGGTCGATCGACGCAAAACGTCGACAACGGCCGGTTTCAGGGCAACGCCGCGCAGACGCGCGGATCCGTTCGGCGAAGCGGCCATCGCCGCCCCACCGCTGCTCGCGGTAGTCATCATCGATCTCCTCCCGGCGTCCCGCCGGCTTTAGAACCTCAGTTGCTCGCCACCACGCGCGGCGCGCGGATGTCGTTGATCTTGGTGATCCATTCTCCGGTGATGGCGTGGACAGCGCGGATCGCTTCCTCCATCGCCAGCAGTTCCTGGTGCGTCTTGCCTGTTCCGCCCGGGCTGCTCGGGCTCTCCGCCGCCGCGACCTGCGCCAGCAGCGCAGCCAAGGGGAGGGTGCCGTCGGCAATGACGACGGCCTCGTCCTTCGACACCAGCCGCTTGCCATAGGCGTCGGCAATGTCGTCGAGCGCGGTCGGACACGCGGCGAGCGCATCCCACAGTCGCTTCGGATGCGTCGACCCGCCTGCGAAAACGTTCCGCAGCTGCTTGGGGGTGAGGTCCATCACGTACGCGAGCGCCTTCGCGCCCACGCGGGTCTGCGCGCGCGCCAGCCCGTTCACCATTCGCGCGCGGAAGTCCTCTTCCCCAACAGGCATGGTTTCGGGAACGACATTTCCCCCATTCATCGGGCAACACTCTCGACATGAAGATGCGAAATCACACCGGGCGCGGAGCCCCAACGATCCAAAGGCTCCGCGCCCGTCCCGGCCGCTTCATGCAGCGCGAGCTTGTCCTGATCGGTACCGACGGGCGCCGCGGCCGTGGGGAACACCGCGACGCCCGCCCCCAGCGCGCCCATCGCGCAGAGCGGGTTCGGGACCTGGGCAACTGGCGCCCAGTCCGGATCGGAATGGATGATTTCTTCGCCGCTCATGCCGCGTCCCTCACCTTGCGGGGACAGGAGGGCGACGTGCACGAACCGACAGCCGTATCCTCGGCGCGCAACTCGCAAACAGAGCAAAGCGCGGTGGACGCGGAAGCGTCGCCCGAAAAGATAGTGTCGAGGTCGACATCCCTGCGCTGTGCCAGCGCGCGAACGTCCGGCATCCGCCAGCGCGGGATCTTGCCACTCGTCTTCCAACTGGAGACCGTCGAGGGCGTCAGGTCGAGCGCGGTCGCGACAGCAGAGGTGCCGCCAAGCGCTTCGACGATTTGAGCTGCCTGTGTCATCACCATGCGGATTACGATAAACGTAATTCGATCGCAAGTGGAAATTACGATGTTCGTGATCGACCCGCCGTTACGATTTCCGCATGGTCTCTCGATGCTGACGCACGATGATCTCCTCGCTGAGCTGCACCGCTGGATTGAAGGCGGGCGCCTTCAGCAAAAGGAGGTGGCGGCGGAGCTCGGCATCGCACCCGCGCGTGTGAGCGAAATGCTGAACGGTCGGCGGCGCATACAGCAACGCGAGATGCCGATCCTCGCCAGGCTGTTCGGAATGTCGGATTCGGATGACGCAAGTGTTCGTCGCATCCGGCGAGTCGGACGCGTCCCGGCCGGATCGCTCCGCGAAGCGCTGGCAGAGACGACCGATACCGTCGAGGTCAGTGCGAACGTGCCGAAGGGCTCTGTAGCGATAGAGGTTGACGGCGAGAGCATGAACAAGATCGCGCCGTTCGGGTGCGATGTAATCGTCGACCTTGACGACAAGGCGCTGTTTGCCGAGGATCTTTATGTAATCGCCAACGAAGCAGGCGAGCTGACCTTCAAGCGCTATTCCGAAAACCCTGCTCGCCTGATCCCGCTCTCGACCGATCCTTCGCACGTCGAGACCCTCCTTGGCGCGGAGCCGATTCGCATCATTGGGCGGGTCGTCTCAGTGATCATCGGCGCCCATCACCTGCGCAAAATGGGCGGCTAAGCCGCCGCGAGCGCGACGATCGGTCCCCATTTCAGCTCTACGCCGGCGTCCAGGTACAGGCGCCCTTCTTCGTCGTAGGACGCCAGTTTCAGGCGTAGTGCGTCCTGCTGCGCGTCGTCGATATTGTCGCGATAAGGTCCTTGCGGGACGCCCAGCAACTCCACCCTACAACCGCGCCGCATGGTCACCCCTTTCCGATTCTCACTGCGTGTAGTGGAACAAAAAAAGAACAGCGCTTCAAGACCCTGCAGCCGTATCCGTTGAGCATTTCCGCAAATTACGATAATCGTATTGACATGCAGTTACGACATTCGTAATTCATCGTTCAGTGCTCGGGCGGCCCATTTCGGGGATCGCCGACAGAGCGGTGAGGATGACGATGCGACACGAAACCCTTTCCGAAGATCCCGATCTCGAGCAGGCGATCAGCGACCTCCTGCCCATCGCGCAGTCGATGCGGGTCAAGTCCTCGCGCCTGCTGTCAATCACGGTCGATCGCCACCGCATCGGCGCGCAGAGCGAGATCTCCGAGATGTACAGCCGGATCGCGGTGCGCGCCGAGCGTATCGGGACCACCGGTGCGGCATTGGTCGAGATCCTGAACGCCGTTCTGGACGCGCGGGCGCGCAGCGGACGGGCGGCGCCCACCGGCGACACCAGCCGCACGCTCCTCAACGCGCTGACGCTCGCCCAGGCGCGGGAAGCCGATGCGCACCGCATGCTCTCCGCCGCGCAGATTGAGGTGAGGGCGGCGACCGAGCAGCGCGTTTCCGCCGAACAGGCTTGCGAGGCCTTCGGGATTGCGAGGATCGCGCGATGACCAGCATCTCGCCCGCACCTTGGTCCGTAGTTCCGTATAATGATGGCGATAGCCTGGTCATTCACGACGCGCGTCCCGATCATCGCGTTTGCTTCATGTCGACGGCCGGGTTCGGCGGCGACATGGATCGGATTGAAGCCAATGCGCGCCTGATCGCCGCAGCGCCGGATCATGCGATGATCGCCGCGGCACTGTGCACTGGCATCGCGCGCTGGAACTGGTGGAGTGAAGGCCGGGGGGAGGTCTGCGTCGCAGGCTTCTGCTTCGTCACAGAGCTGGACGAGTTCCGGGTTCCCAAGATCACCGACGCATTGCGCGAGGCGCTCATCAAGGCGGGGTTCGGCCAATGAGCGCCCCGACCACACGCATCCGCGCCAGCGAGCGCCCCGAAGCATCCGCCCACTGGGGGCAGGTGTGGGTCGAGGCCGACCGGACGCCGCCGTTCAAGGCCGAGCGCTCGGCCGAGCTGCCTGTCTTGCGCCGCCGCTGGTGGCCATTCGGTGGCCGCGCATGAGCGGCCCGCTGACCGCCGAGCAGATCAAGCTCGCCCTGCAGAGCGGGGCGCGGATCAATCCGTCGCGCTCGGAGACCTTTCCCGACCTGTGGACTGGTACCGCCGTGCCTGGTTCACGCTGGACCGCTCAGCAACTCGCCCGCATGCGCGTCGATCTCGACAAGGCGCTTATCGAGCGCTCGCGCTTCAGTGGCGCGGTGATCGCGCTGCTGCGCGAGCCGGAGAAGCTCGAAGCATTCTCGATCCCGATGGCCGGCGGGCGCGTCGTGCTTTGTCCGCTTCTGGCGCTTACGCGCGACCGCAAGCGAGTCCTGATCATCACCCCCAGTGGAGAGAAAAAGTGGACCGACGCGAAGTAGACCGCGCTGTCGAGCTGCGCGACGCGTTCCGCGCGATGCTGCCGCACCGCGGCGCACGAGTTGGCATCGCTGCCTGCGGTCTTGCCGCCACGCTGCTGCTCTCGATGCTTGTTCGCGTCGTTGGCGCCGAACCGGCTGTCTCATCGATTTCGCCCCGGGTTGCCTCGGTCGCGCAGCGACAAATGCCCGCTCTCCCCAATGCTCCGGCCGTCGAGGCCGGTCGGAGCAACTGGGAGGGGCGCGACCGATGACTGCGCTCGAACAGCAGGTGCTGTCCTTCATCCGGGACCGGATCGAAACCATCGGCCTTGCGCCCACGATCGAAGAGATCATGCAGCACGTCGGCGCGAAGTCGAAAAGTTCGGTCGCGCGCATTGTCGACGGGCTGACCAAGCAGAAGCTGCTGATCCGGGAACGCTTTCGCCCACGGGGCTTGAAGTTGCCCGAACTCCCCAATCTCGACGCGGTACCGACGCATGCGCTGCGCGCAGCGCTGGCCCGCCGAGGAGAAGGCGCATGACGGGTTATCGCCGCAAGCTGACTGATGCGCAGATCGATGACGTGATCGCCAAGCGGGAGCGGGGCTGGTCCTATCAGGCGCTCGCCGACGCAAATGACGTCACTGCTGGCGCAATCCACTATCAGTGCCTGAAGCATGGGGCCGTATCGCCGCGCCAACGGCGGCGCCCGGTCCCGACCGAGCCGTCGAGCTTCGTAGCACGCGACGGGCGAACCCAGCGCAAATTCACCCAAGCCGAGGACGCGCGTCTGCTTGAGCTCGAATCGCAAGGCCTGAACCACCGCCAGATGGCGGAAGCGCTCGGCCGCGCAATCACGTCGGTCCGTATTCGGCTGATGACCCTCGCAATCCACGAAGACATTCCTTGCACGGAGCCGACCGATGGCTGATCCGACAACCCCCAACCGCACCTATGACGCGGACGGTTTCCGCCGCATCCGCCCCAGTGAGCGCAGCCGCGGCTTCACCGAGTTGCGCTTGCCGAATGGCCGCTGCTTCGCTGCCGCTGCCTTTGGGCCCGATGTCGACCAGCTGCTCAACGCGGAGGCCTGTCGCCGTGGCTGACGACGCCGATCGCGCCCAGGAGCGGATGGAGGCGCAAACTGCAGCGGCGGTACGCGCCGCGGCGCGCCAGATCCCGCCGGGTGAGCCCGGCGAGTGCCGAGAGTGCTGCGAGCATTCTCAACGGTTGGTGGCAGGCCGCTGTGCGCCCTGCCGCGAACCCGCGCCGATGCCCAGGAGGCGATGATGAGCGACAACACCAAGATCGAATGGACCAATGCGACGGTCAACGCGGTGAACGGCTGTTCGGTGATCTCGCCGGGCTGCAAGCATTGCTACGCCATGAAGCAAGCGCATCGATTCCCGGTGCGGCAAGGCCTGACCCACAAAACCGCTGGCGGCATGGTGTGGACGGGCGAGGTGCGCTTTAGCGAGAGCGCGCTGCGTCAGCCGCTGCGCTGGAAACGTCCGCGCAAGATCTTCTGGAATGCGCATGGCGACCTGTTTCACGAGAATGTGCCTGACGAATGGATTGACCGCGTCTTTGCGGTCTGCGCGCTGACGCCTCAGCATCAGCACCAGATCCTTACGAAGCGGTCGGCGCGGATGCGCGCCTATTGCTCGGACCCGCACACGCCAGAGCGAATTGCGCGCGTCATCCTCGACTTGGGCGCCGACTGGGGCGTGAGTGGGGCGCAGGCCCTCGCGCCTTTGGGCAACCGTGCAACCGAAGCCGATCCGTCCTTCGTGATCTGGCCGCTCTCGAACGTCTGGCTGGGCGTCTCGGTCGAGGACCAGCAGCGCGCCGACGATCGCATCCCGGACCTGCTGGCGACGCCGGCGGCGGTGCGGTTCCTGTCGTGCGAGCCGCTACTTGGGCCGGTCGATCTCGCTTCGCCCTACACTCTCGGATTGTGGAACGAGAAGGCGAACGAGAGAGGCATCCTCGGCGATGCTCGCATGGACCCGACAACCGGGCTTTGGGACGTTTCGGGCGAAGATCTCTTGCCCGGCTTGGACTGGGTTATCGTCGGCGGCGAGAGCGGCCCCGGCGCGCGTCCGATGCACCCGGATTGGGCGCGCTGGCTGCGCGACCAGTGCGCTGCGGCGGGTGTGCCGTTCTTCTTCAAGCAGTGGGGTGAGTGGGCGCCGGTCAGTGACATCGACATCGATGCGATGGAGGACAAGCTCTACTACCCAGCGCCGGCGCAGGTTCCTGAGGCAACCAGGCGCTGCGCGGTTGAGCAGTGTGTGCTTCACCGCAACGGTCACCGATTTGCGATGAACGAGTGGTCCGCGGTTCAGGACGACGAGACGCTGAGGGCGTTTCAGGCTGGCTGCGGCGGAATGACGATGATGCGGCTAGGCAAGGCGCGGACCGGACGCCTGCTCCGTGGCATCCAGCACGACGGAATGCCGGCATGACCGACCAGCCGCCCCGCGCATACGATATCGGCCAGCCGGACTATGATCCGGCGATTGGCCACCGCCTCGCAATTTGCCTGGACGGCGAGCTGCAGAGCGACGTGTTCGCTTTCGACGCCAATGCCGGTTGGGTGCGCCGCAACGCCCGCGATGGGAGCGGCAACCTGATCATCGACCGCGATCCCGATCGAGTTCGGACCGAAACGGTCGCCGGAACGGTAACCGTCGAATGGAAGCAGCCTATGCGCGCACGCTGCGGCGACTGTGACGAGGTCTGGACCGTCCTCCACCTCCCGATGCCGCTCGAACAGGCGGCCGAACTCATGATCGCCGCGCGCTGCCCGGGCGGCTGCACCGGAAAGGTCTTCTGCGCATGACCCGCTACGCCGCCAGCACCGAGGTCTCATCCAGCCGCTCGCGCGATGAGATCGAACGCACGCTCGAGCGCTACGGCGCCGACCAGTTCCTCTATGGCTGGAAGGAGACCGACGCGCTCGTTGGCTTCCGCATGAACGGACGTCAGGTCCGCTTCGTGCTGCCACTCCCGGCGCGGGGCGACAAGGAATTCACCGAATACATGTCGCGCGGGAAGCTGTGGGAGCGGACGGAAGAGGCAGCGCGCAAGCTCTACGAGCAAGCGGTGCGCCAGCGCTGGCGCGCGCTCGCCCTGGTGATCAAGGCGAAACTCGAGGCCGTCGAGAGCGGCATCGCTGTTTTCGAAGACGAGTTCATGGCGAACATCGTCCTGCCCAACGGCCGTCTTGTGGGGGAGGAGGTCCGCCCCGCGATCGCAAACGCCTATGAAACCGGCAACATGCCGACGATGCTGCCCGACTATTCTGGAGGGGCTCGTGGCTGACCGCGCCATCCTGTTCTCCGCGCCGATGGTCCGCGCGCTGCTCGACGGGCGCAAGACGCAGACGCGGCGGGTCGCAAAGATCACGGCCATCATGGGCAACCGCGTCGCCGTGCATCCGCCTGAGGAGCTGATCGAGCTGGATCCGGGCGAGTTCAAGCGCGGTGTGATGCACTACCTGTCGACCGGTGCACTCAGCGGACCGTATGACATCGGCGTCGAAGTTGGTGACCGGCTCTACGTCCGCGAGGAATATTACCAGCGCGGCCACTGGGAGCCGATCGCGGGCGCACAAACCAAGGGCGGCAAGCAAAAATGGGCTTTCGCGCCGGCTGACGACGTGATCGCGTACGATCCTCCCTCCTGCTTCCGAGGTGGCCGTCACCATCACGACCCTGCGACGGTCGCCTGGCACAAACGGCTTGCGCGCTTCATGCCGCGCGCGGCGAGCCGAATCACGCTGCTGGTGACCGATGTTCGGGTCGAGCGGTTGCAGGATTGCAGCGAGGCGGATGCGATCGCCGAAGGAATTGATGCGCGGGGCGTCGGCTCCCTGTGGGGTTGGATCGACTATTTGGAGACCAATCCAAACCTGACGCGCCACTACGCTGACCCTCGCCGGTCATATGCGTCGCTCTGGGACAGCATCAACGGCCCCGGAGCGTGGGAAGCGAACCCGTGGGTCGTCGCGGTGACGTTCGACGTCGTGCGCGGCAACATCGACCAGATCGGCGGCGTCACATGAGCCTCACTCCAGGCATTCGGGTCCGCGTGCAGCATCCTCGCTATGGCCGCCACTACGGGGCGGTCGTCGAGCGCGTCGCTGATCCCCTGCAGCCGCCTGCCCACCGCGTGATGATTGAGGGCGGCTTTATCAACGCATGGAATTGCCTAGACGAATGGCTGACTCCGGTCCCGCCTGGATTCCGCGACATGGTCATCGGCGATCTGCTCAACCTCGACATGCTCAAGGCCGCGATCGAGGTCGAATTCCTCGGCTCGCTGTGGACCGAGGGCGATTGTGGAATGCTGACGCCATACGTCTGCGAGGCATCGTTCGGCGACGGCTTCCACCTGCTGACAATCAGCACCATCAACCAGCGCCCCAATTATCACGTCGTGCGGGCCTGCAGTTCGTGGCGCGAGAGCGGCAAGCGCTGGTACCACACCTATCGCGACGACACGATCGGCGAGCATATCGACGACGTTCTGACGGCGATCGAGGAAGAATGCGGCCCGCGCTACTTCATCGATGAGGATTGCGACACCTGCGAACCCGGCGGTTATGAATGCCGCTGCGGTGATGGACAGCCTTGGCCCGCAATCGAGGCCGATGGTGGCTGTTCTTGGGGGCACATCCGCTGGGACTGGCTGATGAAGCAACTCGGCATCGCCGAGCAATTGGATCGGATCGCGGCATGAGCGCCCGCTCCACAATCGAGGACTGGATCCTCCGCAGCTTCGAGCCCCCCTCGCGCGGCCGCACGATGTTCGAGTTCCACGGGATCATCGAGCGCGCGGAGCGCGACGGGCGTCGCGGCCTCGCCGTGCTGTCCCAGCCGGCGAGGGAAGGGGAGGAGCCTCGCTTCCGCCATATCCTGTCCTGGGTGTGGGACGACGCGCTGCCCATCCTGTTCGCGCGCATGCTCAACCCGTCGACGGCGCGCGCGCTGAGTGACGATCAGACCATGAAGAAGCTGATCGGGTTTGCGAAGCGGAATGGCTATGGCGGCGTGGTCGTCATCAATGAGTGCGATTTCCGCGCGACGAAGCCAGCGGTGGCCAAGGCGGCGGGCTGGCCCACGACCGGGTACAACGGCACGCTGGGCAACCGCGTCCTGAACGATCTCGAGCCGCACGAGCTGCGCCGCGACGTTCTGCTCGCCTGGGGCGACCATGGCCCACCATTGGAGGGTTGGGCGACCGGCCGCCGGCGCGACCCGCGCGTCCGCTTCCTCACCCTCGGCATCACGAAGCGTGGCCGCCCAGAGCACCCCTGCATGCTCCCCTATAGCCGCGAACTGAAGGAGTTCGTCCAGCCATGAGCACCGCCCCCGACTATTCCAGCGTTGCCGCACGCGCGATCGCCCGCGGCATCATGGTCACCCCAAGCGCAGTTGCAGAAATCGCGGAGCTGCTGGGCGCGGCCGATGGCCACGTTGTGGCGCGCTATGCGGCGAACCTCGTCACACAGCACGCCCCGCACCTCGGTATGGATGCTGTTGCCGCGCGCGTGCTCGAGCGCGCGATCGTGGCCGTGCCCGACAAGATTGCCGCGCAGCGGGCGGAGGCAGCGCATGGCTGACGTCGCGACCCTGATCAGCAACCTCGAACTGCTCGAGGCTGGGCAGCCCATTCCCGGCGACGAGCGCCCGGTGCCGATCTTCGGCACTGTGGGAAACATTCGCGCGACGGATGCAGGCGCGCGCTGCGGCGCACTGGCCTCGATGCACATCGGATCGCGAGCGATCCCCAGCCGCCTTGCCTGCGAGCTGGTCGACAACCTTCCCACGGTCCTCGCCGCTCTGCGCTACTGGCATGAAAGGCACAGCAATGGGTGCTGAGAAGCTCGAGCAGGCGCTGCCATTCTGGCCAGCCGCGATGCCGCGCGCGATGGCGCTCGCCTATACCGGTGTTGCTGAGACGCAGCTGAAGGACTGGGAGAGGCGCGGACTGGTGCGCTTCCGCCCGCGCGGTCCGCGCGGCCAGATGATTGCCCCGCGTGTGGACCTCGACGCCGCGCTCGCTTCGCTGTTCGATGGCGAGGCCGACGATGCCGGCGCGATCGAGTTCGACTGATGCCGATCGCGCGCAAGCCCTCGGAGCGGTTGCCCGCCTACGTCCGCCCGGCGAAGCTCGCCGGCGGCAAGACTGGCTATTACTGGGAACTGCCCCACTGGGCCCGGCCGAAGAAGGATCCGGAAACCGGCAAGCTTGTGCCTGTGATGCGTCATGGCCAGCCTTGCCCGGTGGTCCCGACCGCGCTGGGGACGGACCTCGCCCAGGCGATCGCCAAGGGCAACAACCTGAACGAGGCGTTTCGCGACTGGCGCAAGGGCACGATGGGCCGGGTACTGGTCAAGGGCACCGTGGCCTGGCTGTTCGCATGGTACCGTGAGCAGCCCCGCTTCCGGAAGAATAAGCCCAAGACGAAGAAGGACTATCACCGGTTGATGGACGCGATCTGCGCGTTCGAGCCGAAGAAGGGCGCGCCAGAGCTGGGCAAGCGCGCGGCGAACAAGGTCGACGCGACTGTAGCCGATCGCATGTACGAGAAGTGGCAGGAGCGCGGCGCGCGCGAAGCGAGCTATGCGATGCAGGTCTGTCGCCTCGTGTGGGCCTGGGCGGTTCGGCACAAGCGCACGACCGGCGTCACCGAGAACCCGTTCCTCGGCATGGGCCTGAAGAGCACGGCCGTGAAGGGGAACCGCGCCACCAGTCGCGCCGAATACGACCTGTACCGGGCCACCGCGCGCGAGATGGGCTTTCAGTCGATGGCGGCCGCGGCGGCGCTCTGCTTCGAATGCTGCCAGCGCGTGTCCGACGTCTTCGGCTATGAGGCGCTGAAGGGCGATGGCGAGCAGGAGGGGCCGGAGCGCCATATCCTTTGGTCCGGCTATGTCCCGGGCGAGCATATCACCCTGGTGCAGAGCAAGACCGGAAACCCGGTTATGCTTCCTTTGTTCGTCGAGGAGCAGGGGGAGGGCGGAGCAGTTGAGCGCGTGTCGCTCTATCCCGAACTCGAGGAGGAGCTCGCGGCCTGGCGCGCGATCGCGCCGACGGCCGATGGCCGGATCATCGTCGAGGAGCGAAACGGCAAGCCCTATGCCGAGCGGCGCATGTCGACGGTCCACCGCGCGATCTGCGAGCAGGCTGGTCTGCCCAAGGACATGACCTTCACCGGATTTCGCCACGGCGGGATCACCGAGATCGGCGACGCCGGCATCGACGACACCCGGGCGGTGTCTGGCCACAAGACGCTCGAGGTCACCCGGATCTACAACAAGGCGAACGCCGAGAAGGCGCGGCGCATCGCCGCGGCCCGCCGCGCGCACATTGCCCAGCTCGGCGCTCTCGATGAGGCGCGGGGCGATCAGAAGGGCGGTGCGACATGATCGGCGCCGCCAAGGGCTCCCTGATCATCCTGATGCTGGCGGCGCTCGCCTGCGCGCTGCTGTTCGACCGCCTTTGCGGGAACCTTCCCACCGACATGACTGGAGCTGATTAATGACCGACGAACCTGGGCGCTTCGAGCGTCCGCGCGATAACCTTCCCGAGGCGATGCGCCAGATGGTCGAGGCGTGGCAAGCTGGCGCAGAGGTCGCGGCTGACCTCGCGCACGCGCGGCGCACGATTTTCCTCGCCTATGTCGCGGAGGGGTTCACCGAATCCCAGGCGCTAGAGCTGGTGAAGACGCTGTGAGCGCGGAGAAGGCGAAGCGGACCCTGCTCGGGATCGAGATCCCGCGCGACGAGCTGGCGTTCCGCATTGCTCAGCGTTGCCTTGGGCTGAATGCGCCAGCGGGCACGAATGCGACGGATGCCCTCAACAACATGAACATGCATCCCGGTGCCGGCAACGGCATGGGCGAGGGGTTTCGCAGCGCCGCCGATGCTGCGGTCCTCTACTTCTACGAGTGCATCAACGCAGGGAGGCAGCCGTCTTGATCGAGGTCACCCAAGCTGACCGCGATGCGGCTGCCACACTCGCTGAAGCGTTAGTCGGAGCAACGAACGGCAACGATCAGATCGCCCGGTGTCGGGCCGGTCTGGAGGACAATACCATCATCGTCCAAGCCCTCGCCGCGCACCGGGTCGCAGCCACTCCGAACAAAGGAGGCGACGCAGCGGCGCTGTCCGATCCGAACGCGGTGCATGTCAACATGCTGCGCGGTTCGATCGCCAAACCCTCCCCGGCGCAGATTTGGCACATCTATGGCAACGAATTGCTTGCCGACATGCCGGAAAGCGCCCGCGCCGCCTTCAATCGTCTTTCGGGAGGGGATTGATGGGCTGGAAAGCGGTCCGCGATCACTATCGCATCGAGCATATCGTCCAGGTCACCGATAAGGGCATCTGCATCGGGTCGGGCTACATCCATGATTGCATCGTCATCGACAAGAACCGTGGCGAGGTGATCACCCGCTACGATCCCTCGCCGGGCTGGAGCCGCAACGCGGATCTGCTGCGCTACCAAGCAGAGATGGACGCTGACCCGTTCAAGCTCGCCGAGCTGGTGGCGGCGCCGGACAGGTTCGAGCGCTCGATTACGGTCTTCACCTATGAAGGCGGCGAGATCCTCGAAAAGCAATGCGAGGAGCTGGGATGGCCGAACGTCACCCATGACGGGCTGATCCAGTACGAGAACATGTTCTCGACCGATCGCGGTCTCGTGCGGAGTTGGGCGATCGACAACGCCAGGGCGGGCGTCGAATGGCGGCGTGAACAAGTCGCGCAGGCCAAGGTCAACCTCGAGGAGCTGGAGAAGCAGCTTGCGCAGCGCGAAGCCGATCTGCGCCAGCTCGAGGCAGGGAGCGCTCCGCAATGATGCGGGTGCTCTGCCTCATCGGCCTGCATAGCTGGCACCCGACCCACGCCCTCTTCGAGCGCCGCAGGCTCAGCAAGCTGAGCTGCACCCGGTGTGGGAAGCGCAAGTGGTGGCGCGCATGA